AGTAGAAATGGAAATATTAATCCAGTTGCTCAATATGAGAGTGTAATGGATTATAATAAAAATATTGACAAACAAATAGCAGCAGTATCAGCTAAATATAAATCAATGCCAACTGGTTCATCTTATAATGATATGATGAAGAATCCTCAAAGATACTCTGAAGCTGACTATGACCAAAGAGGTATAGATGTACATCATAAAGAAGTATCTAGATTAATGGCTATGAAAAAACCTACTGTACTTAGTACAGATGATTATAATAATTTAAAATCTTATGGTATTACTACTAAAGATAATTGGAGAGATGTAAAAAATAAAATTGGTTTTACTGAGCAACATGCTCAGACAAGACATACAAGTTATGGATTTGGTCTATCTGATTATAAAGGAGCAGATAATCTTATAACTCAAGCAGTCACATCAGATAATAAGAGTTTAACTCCTATTGGAGATGCTAGTGAAGGTTATAAATTACATACAGATAAAACAGTTAGTTTAAGTGATTTAGAAAAGAATAGAGTAAATCCTGAGAAATCTAAACCTTTAATAACTGATATTAAGTACTCTCCTTTATTTAATGGATTAGTAGTAACTACTCAGAGTGGTAAAGAGTATAAAATTAATCATGTGGTAAGTGATGATTATACTAAGACTATTCAAGATGGAGATAAACTTGTACAAAGTTATATACAACAAGGACGTTTAGACTTAGCTAAAAAAGCTAGTTTACAATTAAGAGATGGTTTATTACAAGTAGTTTCACATGGATTAAATCAAGTTGCAGGAGATACTAATAAAGACCCTTATTCACCTATAGGTAGATAATAAAATAAAAATTATGGCAAAACAATATGTAAATACTGATACAGGAGAAGAATCTGAAAGTATTGATGGATTACAAGGAGTTAACAAAACTAAAAGTAAATATAAAAATGTAGTAACTCAGGATGTTCCAGCACCAACTGGTAATCCTGAGTATGATGCTTTAGACCAAAAAGCTAATCAATTTTTTAATAAACTTAAGTACAATCCTAGAGAAGCTTTAACTGATGAATCTGCTAATCCTACAGATTATGTAGGAGGTAATGGATTTGGTGAATCTGAATATGATTCTGCTGTTAAAAATGAATCAGAAAGAGAAGATTTAGGTAATACAAGAGCATTAGAACAACCTTGGTATGATAAAATAGGTGCAGGTATCTTAAAAGGTACTGTACTTGCAGGTACTACATTAGCTGATGGTTTAATAGGTACTATTGCAGGACTTGGTAATATGGCTAAGGAAGGTACTATGGATAGCTTTGTAGAGAATCCATTTAGTGTTGCTATGCAAGATATTAATAAATGGTCTGAAGAAGCTTTACCTAACTATCAAACAGATGTTGAGAAACAAAATGAAGCTAATGGTCAATGGTATAATAACATATTTACTGCTAACTTTTTAGGTGGGCAACTTAAAAACTTAGGTTTTATGGTTGGTGCAGGACTTGCAGGTGAAATTACTGGTGGTTTAACTGCTAGTTTAATGGGACTTAATGATGCTAGGATGGCATTTGAAGGAGCTGCTGCTGTAGGTAAAACATATGAAGATGTAATTGGTGCTTATAAATCAGGAGATGCAGTATTAGATGGTATAGCTCTTAATAAACAATTATTTGCAGCTGCTAAGACTCTTAAAAATGCAGAACCTGTTATTAAATTAGCAGGGGGTTTAGCAGGTTCATTAGGTTGGGCTAGACAGTCAGCTATAACTGATTCACAAGATTGGTTTAATACTCAACAAGCTAAGATAGGACAAGATAGAGAAGCCTTTAGTGATAAAATACAAGGTACTTTACTTCAAGACCCTGAGTATTATACAATTGCTGAGACAGGTGACCCTACTAATCCTTATGCTAAAGTTCTTAATCAACAAGGTCAAAGTGTATTAGATAAACAAGTTAGTGATAGATATAATTCTAATCTACAGAAAGCTACTGATGATAGAATTAAAATGAGTAATGTTGATTTTGCTATTAACTTACCATTATTAACTGGAGCTGAGATATTTCAATTTGGTAAAGCTTATGCAGGTGGATATAAAAATGCTAGAAAATTAGCTCCTTTTATAGAAAAAACTATAGGAGAAGAAGGAGAAAGTTATGCTGCTAAATTACCTAGCAAATTACAACAATATGCTAAGATGGCAGCTAATCCTTTAGTAGCAGGTAATCAATTAATGATGATGAATGCTGTAGCTACTGGAGTAGGTAATAAATTTGGAGATGAATTAGATAACTTTTTATCAGGTAAAATAGATAACAAAAGTACTGAATCAACTGACCAATATATAACTTCTATAGCAAGTAATCTTGTTCAAGGAGCTAAAGATGTATATGGTAATCCTTCTAAATGGGAACAATTTATTATAGGTGCTTTTGCAGGTGTTGTAGGAATTCCTGGTTTTAAAGATAAAGTTAAAGCTGATGGTTCTGTAGGTAAAAGTATTACTATGAATGGTGGTATATGGGATGAAATGAGAGAACATAAAACTCTTGTACCTGAAGTTAATGAGTTAGTGGATAAATTAAACTCAAGAGTTCAAGACCCTGAATTTATTAATAGATATCAAGGACTTATTAGACATAATCACTTAGAAGAAGCTAAGTCAGATGCAGCACAAAAAGGTGATGAATTTGCTTATAAAAACTTTGAGCATTCTCAGTTAGTAAGTGATGCTGTTTTATTTGATAAAGCAGGTAGAATACAAGATTTATATGATAATGTAGATAAAGCTTCTATACTTAAACCTGAAGATGTTAAACAAGTAAGAGAATTATCTATTAATAAAGAAACTGGTAAGTCTGTATTTGATAATATGACTGATAAAGAAGTTATTGACCAAGTAAAGAAACAAGGAGAAGATACTAAAGCTACTATAGATAACTATAGAAAAGTATCAGATGCTTTAAAAACTAAAACAGGTGGACAATTAAAAGATGATGAGCTAGAAGAAATGACTTGGATGCTTACTAAAATAGATAACTGGGAATCAAGATTCCAAGATATGTATAAAGAAGTTAAAGATAAATCTTCTGATTTACTGCAAACATTTAGAGATAAGACTTATAAAGATGAAGATAATGTAGAACATCCTATTACTGATGTATTAGATATGCCACCAGTATTAATGTTATCAGCATTGCAACATTTTAATATAGGAGATGTAGCTAAATTACATTCAACTATCTATGCAAATAATGCAGAATCTATACAGAAAGAAGCTGATACACAACAAAGTGTATTAGATACTAAAGCTGCTTCTGCTAATAAAAGAGGTATTAATTCTGTTAAAGGTAAGTTAGATAGATTAACTGAAGCTATTAGAAGTAATAAAGAAACTTCTGTTAAATATGGTAATTTAGCTGATAAGATGGAAGATATGGGTAGATTAGCTAAAGCTAGAAATGAATTTATTGATAAGTATGATGGATATACAAGAAATCCTGATGCTTTGAGAGCTATGCTTAATGATACTAAAGAAGCTGTTGTAAAAGAAACTGAGGATAAAAAAGTAGCAGATATATCTACTAAAGTAAATACTGCAAAGACTTATAAAGATTTCAAAGACACTGTTAATAGTGCAGAATCTCCTGAGTTAAAACGTAAGGTTATTGATGAAGCAGTTGCTAATAATAACCCTATAGCTGCTGAATATAAAAAAGTATCTAAAGGATTAAATGATTTATATCCTGCTATTGATAATGTTACAAATATAACACCTGAGCAAAGAAGTTTAGCTAGAAGAATATTAAAAGCTAAGTCAGATAATATTGAGGATTTAAAAACCTTATTAGATAAAAATACTTATAGTAATATAAGTGAAGATAATCTATGGGTTAATCCTAATACAGGTGAAACTACTGACCCTCAAGATATGCAGAAAGCTCAGAATGCTATTGGAGCAGCTATTAATTCAGTATTAAAAAGTACTAAAGTAGAAGATAAAATTAAAGATTTTGCTAATTCTGAATCAGTTGCGGCAAATACTCCTGAAGTACCTGAAGAAAATATTCCTAATAGACCTGATAAACCTACTCTAGTAGGAGGAAATGTTACAACTAAAGACTTATTAGATGGTAACAGAGATATAAATACAATTATGGAACCCTCTAATACTCCTGCCAATACTAATACTGGTAGTAGAGATTGGATTCAAGTGATTCATGAAATTGATTTAGATAGGTTTAAAAATAGTGGAGAAATTGCTTATATAGGAGACTTAGAAAATAAATCTGCTTATCATACTATATATAATTATGTAAAAGATAATGGTGGATTTGATTATGTTAATAAGGGACAACTTAAAGCAGGTAGTAAAGTTGAATTTATGATTGACCCTGCTTGGGAAAAGTTAGATACTAATAATGTAGGAACTGTCTTTATTACTCAAAATGGAGTAGTATTAGGAGCTATTGATAGGTCAGCTAATAGAATGTCTCAATTTGCAGGTATGAGTGAATTTGCTCAGAGAGTTAGAAATGAGTTTGATGCTAGAGAAAATAAAGATGATACTAAATTTATATCTAAAGAAACTAATGATGTATCTAAAGTATTCTCAGGTAGAATTCCTTTTAGAAAAAGTGGAGATATTGAAAGATTTTTAGGTACTATTCCTGGTATTAAAGATGGAGATACTGTTAGTAAAAAAGTTATTTTTGGTATTATGCAAAAAGGACAATTAATTACTAATAAAACTGGAGTTAATACTGCTGATATCAAAGGATTAGATATAAGAGGTGGTAATAATGATGGTAGACTTTATTTATTAGTTGAAGGTGCAGATGGTAAATACTATCCTACTTTAGTTAAAACTAAGAGATTTAATTCTACTGAGTTTAATTTAAATGACCCTACTATTCAGAATACTCAGAGATACAAAAGTATTATAAAAATTGCTACAGATATGTGTAGTGCTACTGACCCTGAAGAGTTTACAAGACATTTTAATACTCTTAATAATGAATTATATTTAGGAGATTTCCATATAAATTATAATGAGGATGGAGATGGTTCTATTACAGTTAGAAAAGATACTGCTGATGCAGGTCCTCAAACTAAAATACTTACAAGAGACCCTGAGAAAGTTCCTGAATTAGCTAGTGATTTTAGTAGTAATGGACCAGTATTAAATACAGATATTAAAGAAGGTGAAACTGGTGATAGACCTATTAATGAAGTAGTTAATGATGTATTAAATGCTATACAAAAAGATGGTACTTATTTACAAATTGATAAAGATGCTATTAATAGAGGAGAATATAATGATAAGCTTATAAATGATAATATTTTAAGTAGTAATATAGATAAACTAGGTGTAGTTGGTGCAGGATTTGAAATGAAGGGTAAGGATAAAGTAGGTGAAATATTAAAGACTGAAAAAGTTGAAGTACCTAAGTTAATTACTCCTGCTACTTCAGTAACTGAATCTAAAGGAACTGAAGTTAATTACGGTGGTAAATATACTGTAACTTCTAAAGGAGATATTCTTAATGATAAAGGTGTACCTGTTAATCAATTAACTGAATCTAAATCTCAAATTATTAAAGATATTGCTTGGATAACTGAGTTAAACTCAGGACAATATGGTAAAAATATTGGAGACAAAAAAGTTACTATGTCTTGGGATAGTAAAGCTAAAGAAGCAGATTATTATCTTACTCCTAGTGGTAGAATATTAAAATATAGAGATGGAATAGTTGATAGATATGTTATTGGACATGAAGAAGAAGCTGTAAAGAAATCTTTTGGTAAGAAAGATGTATTATCAGAGGTTACAAAACAAAGTACTCCTCTTGTTACTTCTAGTGCTATTACAAATAACTCAATAAAAGCAGATATTGATAAAACTACTTATAAGGAATATCATGCTAAATTTGAGGACTTAGATACTAATAAAGATGAAACTGGTTACTATTTAAACTCAGATAATAAAGTAGTTAAAGATTATGTAAGACCTCTTGGTACTTTTATGTCAGAAGGAGATTCTATTCCTATGCATGTAGTAAAAGATTTCTATAGTGGCAAAGAAGTATTTATGGGAATTATAGATGCTAATGGTAAGACAGCAGGTAAAGCTGATTCTATTGAGTTATTAAGAGAAACTATTGATAAAAACAAATCTGCATTAGCTGAGAGAGCTAAAGAAGAAACTATTATTAGTAGTTCTATTATTCCTAAATCTAATGAAACTACTCTAAATCAAGTTAAACCTATAGAAGTTAAACCTGATACATCAAAACCTTTTAATCCTACACAAGGAATATTAGGAGATGATTTATTAAGTTCTATGAATAAAAAACCTAGGAGACCTAAAGCAAGTGAAGTAGATACTAAATCATGGCAAGTATGGGACCAACCTAAAGAAATAGAGCATCTTAATAAAATATTACCAAATATTGTAAGAGGTGATTTACTTAAGATTCATAAAGGTTTAATAGAAGTAAATAAAGGTGGTGCTGCTGCTTGGGGTATATATAAAGATGGACTTATGGTTATATCTGATATAGCTTCTAAAGGAACTGTATATCATGAAGCATTCCATTTAGTTATGGATAAATTTACTTCATCATCTGAAAAAGCTGCATTATTTGCAGAAGCTAGAGGTAAATGGGGAAGATTATCTGAGTCTAAATTAGAAGAAAATATGGCTAATGCTTATAAAAATTATACATTAACTGAGGTAGCTGATAAATCATTGGGTAGAAGAATTATTGATTTCTTTAAAACTACATTAGGATTATCCAAAACTAATACTGCCTTATTAGATAAATTCTTTTGGGATATTAATAAAGGTAAGTATGCAGATAAGGAAATAACTAGTGAATTTAAAAATAAATCAGTTAAAAGCTTGGATAACTCAGATAATTTGCATACCTTTGCTAATCTTGATTCAAATACTAGAGACTTACTTAGTAAAAAAGGTATAGATTTAGAAGTTTGGAATAATTTGAATAAGGATGAAAAAATTAATGAATTAAAATGTATATCAATTTAATAATATATGGCAAGTTGTATAACTTTAACAGGTAAGAATCTTGAATTAGCAACAGATGTATCAAATGAATTAGGCTATAAGCTCCCTTTTATAGGAGCTAAGCTTAATTCTTGGATAAGTGCTAATAATGAACAAGAAGCAATTGACAAAGGAGAATATAGATTACCTTCTAAAGAAGAATTAATTAATCATATTAAGAGTACTACTGGTGATTACATCAGTAGTACTTTTGTGCATAATATAGAAGAAGTTTCTGCTATAGATAAAGTACATAAAGTATATGACCCTCAAACTAAAATTGATAGGTCTGTACTTGTATCTAATATGTTTACAAGAGTAGTAGATAATTTACAGAGAGTTAATCCTGATTTAAGTAGAGAAGAAGTAATTAATAAAGAGACTCCTCAAGGCATTTTTAATGCTGTAAAGAGTTCTTTTGAGAAGAGTTTAACTATAGAAGGATTGGACCCTAGGAGAGCAGCAGAGTTTAAAAAAGTATTAGATAATTTTAGTGGATTAGCTGAGCTTTCTACAAGTTATTTAAAGATTACTGAAGGATTAAAATTTGATGTAAATTCATTAAAAATAGCAAAAGCTAATTTAAGTGCTGACCCTTCTGACCAAGGAGAAATAGTTGAACCATCTAATACTCAATCTTTTAAAGAGGAACAAGTTAAGGATGGCTGGATGATTAATTTTAGACATTTATCAGCTAATGAATCATTAAGTCAGAATGTTAGAAGAGTATTATCTAATATAGTAAAGAATGGTTTTGATGGTGAACCTGAAGTAGATGATTTAGGATTTGAGAGACATATTCCTGCTGATTATGCTTTTAATTCTTTAATGAGAAAATTAAGTGGTATGACTAAAGATACACACTTAATGCCTATGTTAGAAGAATTAGCTACTAAAAAATCATGGGTTTATGATATAATAGATACTATAGCTGATATAGATGGTAATCATTCTAAAGAACAATTAGATTTACAAAGTCAATTTTATAGTAACTTTAGAAAAGATTTTGTTCCATTATGGATTCAAAAACCTTTTATTAATGCTGCTGGTAATATTGGATATAAAACAGTGCAAATTAATGCTACTCAAGGTGTAGGACACTTATTATCAGAGATTAGAGATAACTATGAAAGTGGTACTAGATTAACCAGTAATGCTATATATAATACTGATGGTAGAATTAATAAAGAAAATATTGATGCTAATTTAGTAAAAACTAATAATTTATTAAAAGAATATAAAGGATTAGAATTATTAGCTAAAGATACCTCAGAAGTACATAATGAAATATTAGGAGCTTGGATAGAAAAAAATATTAGTTCTATACAAGATTTATCTAAATCTATTGGTATTGATATAGATACAGATACTCTTAATCAGGCATTAACTTATACTATGCATGATGATAGTGCTAAATTAAAACTAACTCCTTCAGTTGAAGGTTACTTAGATACTTTAAGAGGTATATTTGCTAATGTAAAATCTGGAGAAAAAGATGAATTAGGTAATGAAAGTAGAATTGATTTAAAAGCACAATCTAAATCTATTGGTTCATTAGCTGAGAAATTAGCTAATGTAGCAGATGATAGTATAGAAAGTTCTGTAAATGAGAATGGTAAAAGTCATTACTCTCATTTAGTTCCATCTTATATAGGTAAACTTATCAAAAACTTTCAAATTAGTCATGGTAATATGACTGACTTTAAAGAGTTTATTGGTACTGAATTTGCTAAATATAATTGGTTTTATGATGCAGAAAAGAAACAATTTAGAGGAGATTGGTTAAGACAATTAGCTGATTTAGGAGATGAAGGTACTAATGCAAGAAATTTATTACAAAGAAAATCTTTATTACACTTTGATAATGTATCTTACTCAGATTTAACTGAGACTGATTATACTTTAGCTTTAATAAATGAGTATTTTTCAGACTCAACTAATAAGTCTGCTTATTATCATGTACCTATTTTAGCAGATGCTCCATCAGCTGAGTTTATTAAATTTAAAAAATATATTGATGGTAATTTAACTCCAACTGGTAGTTATAAGGAACATTTATTAAATCAATTTGTAGAACTTGCTAATCAAGAATTAGATAGAATTACATTAGTTAATAATAGAAAACCTCTTATTGCGGATGGTACTGTAAAAGAAATAGATAATTTTGATAAGAATGGTAATAAATTTCAATTCTTTCCTAAATTAAATGATATTATTGATAAAATTAAAGATTTAGCTGCTAGTGGAGAACCTTTAGCAGGTGAAAAAATTAATAGATTAATGAGAGATACTATTGAATCCTCTATAAATGAATCTTTTGATAAAAGATTAAAAGAATGGGATGAAATGGGATTATTTGAAACTAAATCTAAAGAAGATAATACATTAAAAATATTAGAAACACCTAATGCTAGAAGATTAGTAAGAGGTAAAGAATTAGGAGATATACAAGGTGCTACCAAAGCTGATTTAGAGAATTACTTTTGGAATAGTTTCCATGCTACTTCTCAAATAATTCAGCTTACTACAACAGATATGGCTTATTATAAGAGTATAGAAGATTTCCAAAAGAGAAATAAACAAATCTATGCTCCTGCTATTAGATTAAATACAAAATCTCAATATGGTAGAACTGTTGAAAGAACTATGTATTTAAAAGACCATGAGATAGCATCAAGAAATTTAGAACATATTGATACTATTTTAGAGTCTAAAATAAAAAGTAAAAATAATCCTACAGGTACTATTACTCCTTTAAATAAAGCTAATATTATGGCTCAATTTGGAGGTGCTAATTTATGGACTAAAACAGTTGATGGTAAAGTTGTATCAATAAGTAGAGATGAATTTAATAGTATTAAAAATAATAAAACTTTACAACCTCAAAGTTTTTATTCTGTAAAAGTAGATGGTAAAACTTATAAATCAGTTACTAAATCAGTAAATGAAACAGATGCTCAAGCATACAGGTCATTAAGTTCAAGACGTGCTGTAGCAGATATGGCAGGACAATGGACTTCTCAAATGCAACATACCTATGATAACTTTAAAAAAGGTACTTGGGATATGCAGGATTTTAATACTTTATGGAATGCTGAGAAACCTTTCTTATATACTCAAACTGAAGTTAATTCAGGAGTAGATGGACAAGTTATTAAAGTACCAGTTCAGAATAAAAACTCAGAAACATTATTATTAATGATGGGTCTAATGGGTAAATCTCCTGAACTAAGTGCTTTAGAAGAATTTATGGAAAAGAATCAAATTGATGTAGTTCAATTTGAATCAGCTGTTAAAGAAGGAGGTCAAGGTAAAGTAAATATTAATGACTTAGGTACTAAAGAAACTATATTAGACAGACTTACTTCTAAAATGCAAGAACCTGATACTATTCATGAATTAAATTATGAAGATTATGGTATACAAAATACTGTTCCTGAGCATTTAATGGATAGTGAAGCTTTATATGGTACACAGATTAGAAAATTATCTATGGCTGATATTTCTGATGACCTTAATTTTAGATTAAATCTAGATATGGGTGATGGTACTTCTAAACAATTAACTAAGAAAGAAGCTTTAGATTTATACAATCAATTACATGTTGATAATATAGTTGATTCATATAAAGAAGCTAAAACTATATTTGGCAGTAATCAAGAGATTGAGAAACTTTTATTAGAAGAGGTAAAAGGTAGTAAAAGGTTTGGTATTGATATGGTAAGAGCAGTAACTCTTAATGATAAAGGAGAATTTACTATACCTTTAAATGAGCCATCTCAAGCTTTAAGAGTTCAAAGTTTATTAAATTCTATTATTAAAGATAGAATCACTAAACAGAAAATGAATGGTGGTAATGCTGTACAAGTAAGTGATTTTGGATTAGCTGATGATTTACATATAGTATTTGAAGGAGAAGGTGCTGACAAGAGAATTAAACATTTTGAATGTTATATGCCTTGGTACTCTAAAAGATACTATGAGCCACTTATAGATTCTAAAACTGGTACTTTAGATATTAATAAATTACCTGAAGGACCTGAAGGAGATGAGTTAAGGAAATTAATTGGTTATAGAATTCCTACTGAGGATAAATATTCAATGACTCCTCTTTATATTAAAGGCTTTTTACCACAGCAATTAGGTGGAGCAATTATGCTTCCAAGTGAAATAACAACTATTTCAGGTAGTGATTTTGATATTGATAAGTTATTTTTAATGATTCCTAACTTTGAAGTTACTCATAAAAAAGCTGAAGCTAATGCTATAAAAGCTTTATATGGTGAATTAAAAAATAGAGAAGAATTTAAAGGTAATACTCCTAAAGAGATTAAAGATAAATTACTTACTATAGTTCAACAAAAGATTAATGGTGAACAATTTACTAAAGGTAGTATTGAGGATAGAGCTAGTTACTATTTAGACCAAAATAAAAGTAGTATTCCTATGGAACCTACTGCTCAAAAAGTAAAATATAATTGGGATATAGGGTCACAAAATAATAGTAAAGAAGCTAGAGATAATATGTTACAAGATTTAACTAGGTCAGTATTAACAAGTTCTGATACTGCTAGTAAAATGCTTAATCCTGGTGGTTTTGATTCATTAAAATCATCTGCAAGATTAGTAACATTATTGGATAATATGCCAGTAAATGAATTAAGAGACCTAGCTAAGTCACATGGATTTAATCATCCTTATGATTATTTAAAAAGTTTAACTCTTGAAGAAGCTAGTGATTTAGCATCTAAATATAAAGAACCTCTTAATATGTTAGACCCTAGAACACAAGTTAAATTACATCAAAGAAATATGAATGCAGCTAAATTGATTGGTATATTTGCTAATCATAATGCTAATCATGCTTTAATGCAACATACAGAACTTGAGTTAACTAGAGATAATCATTATACTGATGCAGAAGGAAATGTAAAGACAATTAATGGAGGTGCTTACACTTTAAATAATAAGAATAATACCAGTCTACATGATATAAAAGCTGCTGATGGTTCATTTATTTCTAGGAATATGGCTGTACCTTTAGCTGCTTCTGTAGATGCTGTAAAAGACCCTGTATTGAGTGACCTTAATATGAATACTTTTACTGCTGATTTAGCATCATTCTTAATTAGAAATGGTCATAGTCATGATACAGTGTCTTTATTATTAAGACAACCTATCATTAGAGATATTACTACTGAGTATTACAATAGAGTAAAAGAAGGAGATAGAAAAGATGATATTATAGATGATGTACTTAATAGATATAATGAAAATTCAGACCCTAGAGTAACAGAAAGATATAAGAATCAATTATTCTTAGATAAAGATATGGCAATGGCTATTGCAGTATCTAGAGAAGCTAAAGCTATGACTGAAGAAGAAAGAGCTCATCATTCTGATTTAGATATTAGAAATTACTATAATAATCAAATAAATGTTGGATATTTATTTAAACATTTGATGGCTAATGGTGATATTTTAGGAGATTTAGTAAATGCTACTAAAGCTGATACAAGTAATGGTGGAGCTGGTCCAACTAATGCTGATACTTTAGAGAAATTAAGAAAAGTTGATGATTATTTAGATAAGATTACTCCTAGTCCTGAAACAGTTCCTTTAAATAAAAGGAAAAGAATCTTACTTAATAATGCTCATGTAGTAGATAATAGTTTAGATTTTAATAATCCTGAAGAATTAAGAAGTAAATTATTAGATAGTAAATTACCTTATATACAAGCTTTTTATTCATTAGGTCTAAAAGAATCACAAACTATGATGGGACAACATTTTCCTACTTTTAATCCTGAATTTAAAGCTGTATTTAATCAATTTGCTGATATTACTAAATCAGGTAAATTAGATGCTAAAACTATTAATAATATCCAAAATGATTTATATGCATATATAATGACTGGTAAGAGATTTTTAGGAGGTAGCAATGAAGAAATGAGAGCTAAAAGAAATGCTTTTATTAATGAGTTTATACCTGAATATACTAAGATTATACAAAATAATCCTGATATAGCTAAATTAGATATTATTAAAGCTTTACAAGTACAGAAATCATCTGATATAGATGGATTAACTACATTAATATCAAGAAGTGTGGGAGATTTATCTCAGGCAGCTAAAGAGAATATTACTAATAGTTGGACCTCTTTATTTTATATGGGAGAACAAGGACAACAGTTAGCTATGAATTTATTTCAATATGCTTTTTATAGAAATGGTTTTGCCTTTAATAATAATAGTTTTATGCATTTAGCTCCTACAGTTATTAAAGAAGCAGCTCCTGAGTACTTAAATACTATTAGAGATTTAGCTAGACAAAATGTTCCTAAAGACCAAGTTGATACTATTTATCAACACTTTATGTTACAATATTTGAGAAATCATAGTGATAATAGAAGGTTTGTACCTAGTATAGACCCTACTGAATCAAGAGCTAATATCTTTAATACTAATAAAGAATTAAATAATAATTTTACTATTACTGTAGATAGAAAAACCTCTTCATTAGAAGATAAAAAGTTTACTTCAGTAAATAATGACCAGGAAATTAGATGGGTTCCTTTAGTATCTATTCCTTATAAAGGTGGAGAGGAATTATTTGTTAATGATAATTATTTAGATGATAGTAAAAATGGAAATGATACTGCTACTTATACTAGAATTGACCCATTAGGAGCTAAAAATAATTTCTTAGAATATGAAATGGACACTCCTCATAATGAGATAAGTTCTGTTATTAATAGAGATGTAAAAGCTCCATCAATAGACTCTAACTCTTATTATAGTGAATCTGATTTAATACCTGATTTTGATGAGTATAAAAAGAATAATCCTCAACAGTTTGAAGAAACTCCTAGATATACTGAATATGACCAAATTAAGAAAGAAGAGGATTCAGCTAGACAAGCAATTGAGCAACAATTTGGAGAAGGTTCTACTAAAGATATTTCTGATAATATAGATGATAAGATTAAAGATTATTATAAAGACCAAGAGTATAAAAGAAGATTAGAAGAAGATAATATTTGTTAATATAAAAATAAAGAGTATATGAGTGAAGCATGTAGAATGATTCCCCCAAGAAAAGGTAGTAATGAGGATAGTAAGTTATTTAAAGACTTACTATCCTATACTAATGATAGGGATTTAAGTTTAAGAGCTAAATATTGGTCAGAATCTAGAGATGCAGAGAAGTATCATTTAGATAAGGATTCTAATGGAGAAGTAAAATTAGAAGCTTTAATGAAAAGATTTGATTTAACTAAAGAATTACCAGTATCTAAAATTATAAACAATATAAAAAAAAATATTGGTACTTTAAAATCAGATGGTTCTAATAAAGTATATTTAACTGAGAAAGAGGTATTTGATAAAGCTTCTGATTTTAATAAGAATAATCCATTAAATGAAAACTATGTAGCTACTTATGGTAGAGTACCTATTGGAGATAATGGAGAAAAGAGTGGTTTTACTGTTAGAGTAGAAAAAAAGACTCAACTTAATTCTTTAGATGGTAAAAAGATGGAAATTAATATGAAACTTAATGATAAAATTAAGGACATATTAACCTCTTATGGTATAGGTATTGGTGGATTAAATGAATTAGATAAAAGAGTAAATGCTACAGGTGTTACTGACTTTTCTACAGCTACTAAAACTGCTAATGGTTTATTAGAAATAATAAGATTAGCTGAGGGTAAAAAAGGAGAGCAAGCATTACCTGAAGAATTTGGACACTTTATTATTGAAACTTTGGACCAACATCCTTTAGTAAATAGATTACTTAATTTATTAGCTAAAGATGGTAACTATAAAGAAGTTTTAGGAGACCAATATGAACAATATGACCATTTATATAATAGTAATCCAGTACTATTAGCTAAAGAAGCAGCAGGTAAATTAATGCATCAAGGATTCCTACAAAGTCAAGAAGTTAAACCTTCTTTTTTTAAGAATATTTTAGATAGAGTTATTGCTTTTACAAAATCTATGTTTTCTTCTAAAAATAAAGAAGGATTAAGTACTGAGTTATCTAAGAGTATGGCTACTTTAGAGTCTAGTTTTAATAGTTTAGCTACTAATGTACTTGATGGTACTATGAATAGATTTATTGATATAGATCATGCTACTTCTCATACAACTAAGCTATATGAGGTAGCAGATACAATTGATAAAGATAGAGATTCATTGAAAAAGATTATAGAAATTGAAACTAAAAGATTATCTATATTCAGTGCTAGAAAAAATGGACAAGGTTTTGATGATGCTCAGAGAATAATGCTTTCTAAATTAGAAGCTGATTATAAGGGACATAAGGAGTTAGAAGGTATTTATACCTTTGTAGATGATACTATGGGTAAATTAAAAAGTATTAATCAAAGATATAATGATTTAAGAAACTTAACAGATAGAGACTCTATTAATCAAATGGCTTCTGTATTAAGAGATGCTAAAGATTTCTTAACTGCTTATACTCCTATATTTGAAGATTTAAGTTTAAGTATACAAGATGCTAATAGAATAGGTGATACAAGATTTAAAGATAAAATTGAGAGTAATTTTAATGATACAAGACAGTTATTAATGGGATTACAAGACCAATACTCTGAATTAGCCTTACCTTTATTATCAAAATGGTTAGAACCTTGGGTAGGTAATTCTTTAAAAACTACTTGGGGTAAAAATAAAGGTAGAGTTAGAAGTTTAATGGAAGTTTTAACTGAAGCAGATAAAGATATACACTTTATGGACAGATGGTTAAACTCTATGGGAGATTCTAATAACTCAATGTTAAGATTAATGGACCATGCTGTTAAACTTACCAAAGAAGAGGGTAGAGCTGAACATTTAAATTTGGAGAAAGAACTTAAAGGTCATCAATTAGTACTTGAATCTAAAGGAGTTAAGGGTAATGATTTTATGTTTGAAAAAGATGAGAATGGTAAAATTACTGGTAGATATATAAGTAAAGTAGATACAAGAAGATTTGCTAATGATTATAAGGTATTTAGAGAAACTATGAATGCTAAATATCCTGAGATAACATCAGAAAATTCAGGTGCTTATAATAATGAAAGAATGGTTTGGGAACATACTCATATTGATAAGATAGGTGGTAAATCATATCCTAAAGAATCAATGTATGAAAATGCTGCTTTTAAGAATTTAACTCCTCCTCAAAGAGAATATTATAATAAAATCATAGATATAAAAACTAAATTGGATTCTTATTTACCTGATAAGTATAGAGATACTTATAAAGCTATCCAAATCAGAAAAGACTTAGTAGAGAGATTAAAAGCTAATCCTTCAGGAGCTGGTAAAGAATTATGGGAATCTATTAAAGATAGTATAATGAGACGTGCTGATGATGTAGATTTAGGTCAAAAGAAAGGTGCTCAGACTGATTTTAATGGAGAAGTAATTAAATTCTTACCTATCTATTATACTCATATGTTAGAAGATACTCATAGTATATCTACTGATGTAACTTCTACAATGACTGCTTATGCAGCTATGGCTATTGATTTTGACAAAATGAATAAAGTAATTGATACTTTAGAATTAAGTAGAGATTTAGCTAAAAATATGGATATTACTCAGAATAAAAAGGGTAAACCTATTGTAGAAAAATTCAATTCAATGGGTAGAACTATTGAGAATAAAGTTACTAATAAAGGAGATAATAGTAGAATAATTGAGAGATTAAATGACTTCTTTGATATGCAGGTATATGGTCATTATAATAAAGACCAAGGTTCTGTTAATATATTAGGTAAAGAGATTGATGTAGCTAAAGCTGCAAGTACTTTTAATAGAGTTACTTCACTTAGTATTTTAGGTGGTAATGCTTTATCAGCAGGTTCACATATTGGTCGTGGTATTGCTCAATTAGGTATAGATGCTGTAAGTGGTGAACATTTTAATCTTAAAAATGTAGCTGTAGCTGATAAAAATCTTAGTTTATTATTACCTTCTTTAGTTTCTAATATTGGTACTAGAGTTAAAACAGATAAATTATCTCTTATTAATGAGAAATTTAATGTAATGCAAGATTATGAGCAACATGCTAGAGATTTAAAAATGGATAGAAATAGTGGTTTCTCTAAATTAATGGGAACAAACTCTTTATTCTTTTTAAATAATGCTGGAGTATATTGGATGCAAAATAGACCAACACTATCGTTAATGGATGCTTATAAATTAGTAGATTCTAAAGGTGTACAACATAGTTTATTTGATTCTTATGAAGTTAAACCTATCATAAAAGATGGTTTAAAAGTAGGAGCTACTCTAGAGTTAAAAGATGGTTATAAAAAACTAGATGGAACTGATTTTACACAAAAAGATGTTACTGATTTTACTTTAAAAGCAGGTAAAATTACTAATAAAATGTTTGGTGCATATAATAAATCTGATATGAATGCATTCCAACATCATGCTGTAGGTAGATTAGTAAGTATGTTTAGAAAGTTTATGGTACAATCTTATAACAGAAGATTTGAATCACATAATTTTGATTATGATATACAAGCTGAACAAGAAGGATATTATGCTACTTCAGCTAATTTCTTAAAAACTTTATATCAAGATGTTAAACATGGTCAATTACATTTAGCTACTCATTGGAATGAATTAGCTCCTCAGGAAAGAATGAATATGATGAAATCTATGACTGAGGTAGGAACATTTATTGCATTAAGTACAGCATTAGGACTTATAACCTTTTCTACTGATAAAGATAGACCTTGGGCAGCTAAAATGCTTGAGTATGAAATGAAAAGATTACACTTAGAAATGGGTTCTATGATACCTATTAATTATCAATTTCCTAAAGAAGCTATGAAGTTATTAACTTCTCCTGCTGCTAGTATTGATTATGTTAATAAGATATTAGAATTAGGTAATTTTGCTAAATATGGTAAAGTTTATAAGAGTGGTAAATATAAAGACCATTCAGGATTTTATAAAGATGTTATGGACTTATTACCTACTAAGAATGCTATTGAGAAATCAATACATCCTGAATTAGGAATAAATTGGTTTAAAGCAGTTGATTAAAACCTTGATGGAAGTAAAAAAAAATAAGGGCAAAATTCAGAATGTAAAATCCTGGTTTTGCCCTTATTTTATTTATTATTTTACAGTATATTTTACACCATTGAATACTAACCACTCTATTGTGTTGATATTTACGGGTCTAACTGCACTTTCAGTGCCTTTAACTTCAATATCCATATCAATACAATCATATTTACCATCTCTTGAAGTAAATTGAATTTTAAAGCCCCTAAGAACTCTACTCTCTCCTTCTACATAATCCTTCACAGGATTCAATTGCATTGTTTCTAGAGCAATTCTATAGGCTTCAGCCATAGATTTCTTTTGTCTCTTAGCTTTATCAATTAAATCAATAGTAGAAGTTCTCTGAGCTTCTAATTCTTCAGCATAAACTTTCTTAGTTTTAGCTTTGTCAGCTTTTTTAAAGCATACAGCAAATACATGAGGAGTTACTAATTCTTCCCAAATAGTTCTGATTCCTTTAACTCTGACATCTCCTACTCTTGGAAATTCTCCAGTTTTAAAAGCTTTATCAATCTCAGCTTGTTCAAGCTGTTTAACTGTCCAAAATTTATCTTCTTTACCTACTTCAATTTCAGTTTCATATTGGTCACCTGATTTAAGTAGATTTTTTACATAATCTTTAGAGAGTCTTACAACAGTATTACTCTCAATATGATTAAATAACACAGCATCTCTATCAGTACTTTGTACTGCATAATGTGATACTTCTGAGAATATATCACCAGCTTGAATGTCTTTAATATCCATTAGATGAACTTACTTAAAGATTCAACAAATGCAACAGCTTCAGATTTAAGCTTTTCAGCCCTTTCTTCTGTTGCTTTAGCTAGAGCAGTTGCTACTCTATGACTTTGCAACTCTTCTTCAATTTCTTCCACTAATTTACTAGCTCCTTCATGGGCAGAAGTAAATATACTTTTAAATTCAGCTAGTTTCTCAATAGTACTAGCTTCTGCTTTTTTTACACTAAAAATGCTCATAATTCTTACTTTTTATTATTATTTTCTTGATTAAAAAATCCAATATTTGAATCAGTTCCTGCTACTACAGATTTTGAATACATAATAGTAGCTGCATTAGAGGTTGTATAAGCTGCTTTTACACCTCTTGTAGTATTATCATGATTAAGAGTATTAGTAACATTAATCTTAATATTTCTAACAATTAAATCAGTATCATCTTTTGTACCTACAAAAGTAATAACATATCCTAATTCTTCACAAGTCTTTATAAGACTAGCTACTTTAATAGAGCTGAATCTAACTGAGTCATTTTCTCCTCCATCTGTAAAGATTTTAACTAATACTTTTTCATTAAATCTACAATCTAATATATTAGTTAAAGTTTGACCAATAGCATCATATAATGCTGTACATCCTGTTGGAGGAAAGAAAGTTAAATAATCAATATTTAAATCATTGATATTTACTCTATTACAGATAGTTTGAATATTATTTCTATAGTCAAATTCAACTATAGTATAAAGATATTCTACTTCTTTGTTAAGTTTAAGAGCAGCTATTTCTTCTTTCATTCCTTCAACAGCAGCTTCAAATTTACCTCCCCTCATACTGCCACTACCATCTAAGATATGTACAATATGTATAATAGCTTTACTTTGTCCAGCAGTATCTACTATAATCTTTTTATTTTCTTTGTTAATTCTCATTTTTTTATTCTGTTATTAATTTACCACAAGGAGTACCATCCTCAAAGGTATAATATTCTAAGAATTCACTATTTCTTATACCATTTATATAACAACTATATTTTTCTATTTGAGAAAAACTATTTATTCTACCTAGACTAGTACCATTTTTAGCTCTATACCATTTATCTCTAAATAGTTTAGCATCTTCCATCTCAAAAGGTATATAAGTAGATTCAGGTTTAACTCTTAATTCAAGATATTTCTTATCTATTAAAATAGTAGCTTGTTTTAAATCTTCTCCAGTTAAAGTTGTAATATCTTGCCATCCATCATTTAGTTCTCTCTGAATAATTTTACCTTGTTTAAAAGCACTTAATATCTCAATTAAATGATTAGCTCTTTCTATATTCATATTAAATTAATTTTAATCTTTTAAATTCTTCATGTAAAGGAGTAGCTAATTCTTTAGCACTAGGATGAGCAGGTACTGCATCTCTTAATTCAAAGAAATGATTCCAATCACTTACAAAAGCAGTATGAATTAGTTCAGTTTTAGCACTTAAAGTTAAACAATCTCTTGCTTGTTGAGCTACCCAACCTTTCTTTAAGCAACCTAAATAACTAAATTCAGATACCATTAAAGAGAATAACCAATAGTCAAAAGCATTCCAAATACTACAATCACTATGAGCTACATCATGACAGAAATGTTGAATATCTACTAATTCACTAGGAATAGAAGAAGAAACTTCATCATCAGTTACCCAATTAGGTTGAATAAAAGTAACTTCATTACCAAATTGTTCTTTAGAGAAGTTACAATATCTAGTAGATTGTTCAGCAATAGAATCAACTCTATGTCTATTAAACTCTCTACTCACACCAATATCACAAGTGAATCTTACAGAGATTCTTTTTTGATGTAATTCATCTGGAGTATTGACTATATAAGGTTTATGGGCAAACCATCCACTCTCTATAATAACTCTGTAATTAGTAGTTATATAATAATAAATACCTCCCAAAGTAAAATGCATCTTTACTCTACTATATTTGCTTCGTTTAAATCCTTGTATAAGAACTTCTTTTATAGCTTTTTCTTCATCCTCAGGTTCATCTTCTTTAATCTTAGGTACAAATATAACAAGATAAACAGTACCATGTTCAAGCATAGCTCCATGACCTCTCTCAATAAGATTAGATACAATCTTTTCAGCAGAACCCTGCATGATTTTATCTTGACTCATATAACAGGTCCTAGCTGCTCTCTCAATATCTTTATACAATCCTTCTGATTGTAAAATTTCAAACTTAGGTTTAATTAGTTTCATTACTTAACAATTCTAATTAATTCAGGGTCAATTCCAATTCCTTTACCTTCAGATATATCTTGTAGAGTAAGTTTAACAATAGTACCTTTTGGGGTAACTTTTTTAATTTTACTACAAGTAACAATATCTCCATTTTTACCCTCTTTTAATCTTGCATAAGATTCAGGAGTCATAACAATATAAGGAGATTCACTATTCTCAAGTTTACCAATATAAACTCTTATTCTATTAGACTTACTAAAATCAGTATCATTTAAAGGAGCTAATACTAAATCTCCAATATTAAATACATCAGGTTTAGTAGAAGTTTCAACTTCCTTAACTTCTTCTACTACATCTTTAACAGATTCTGTAGCACTTGGTCTTGGATATTTTTGAAAGAAATCATTATAATAATGGGTGTTTATTATAGCTGCCCAAAATACAATACCTTCTCCATCATTTTTAGTTATACCCCAATCAAATCCTCCTAATCTCCTAGAAGTATCACGTTTTGCTTGGAATATTTTAATATTTCTTACATTACCTTGTATCTGTTGATGATACAACATCCTCTCTACTACTTCAATAGGTAAATTTTTTATATCACCTATTAAATCATCTTTTGTAACCATTTCTTACAATTTTAATTTTATTTCTTTTAATAATTCAAACTCTTCATTAGAGATTAATTTATCTCTAAAACCAATCTTTTTTTGAGAAGCAATTACTTTAGTAATAGCTGATTTAAAAAGATTAATTTCCTTTTCTCCATTCAACTGCACCATTGCAATGTTGGTAATTGCTATCTCCATATTATTGTAATTCTATTGATTCTACTGTAAAATCTTTTTCACTATTAATAAAATAATCTCTTACTTTTTCTTCTAAATCCTTATTTATTTCTTCTTCAGAAATAGTAGGACTAAAATCTCCATGTACAAATAATTTAATAGTTACTATTACTTCTTTCTCTACATAAATATCATCACAAGGGTCTCCTATCTCACTCATTTTAACTTACCTTTACAAAATTTCCAAACTATTTCAGCATTTTCTTCAGTATCAGACATATGTTCATCTAAGAAGTCTTTTCCTTCTTTAAGACCAATATTTTTATAGTAATCTTTAGGATTTCTACTAAGTTCTACCATTCCTTTTAGAACTGTTAATTTATTACCTTTTCTTATATTTTCAATAAAAAAGATAATAAATTCATCTTTACTCAATTTCTTTTCCATCTTTATAGTATAATAATGTTGGATTATTCTTATGTATATCTACTGGGAATTCTTCAAAAGTTGTAAACTCTTTAATATTAAAAGGTCTAGTAATTAAATGCCAACCATTTAATGTAGGAATTTTACCTAATACATTTACTTCAAAACCTGATTGACACTTATTAATACTGTCAGTATAAACATTTATCACATCCTCATTAAAGAAATCTAAATCAACTATCCACAGTTTATCACCAGTAGTATATTGACCACATACACTATCAAAAGCTGATTTAACTGACCAAAACTGGTCATTAAGTATCTTATCAGTTACTTCCTTTAGCATATAAAAAGCTAACTTTTTATAGTTTCTTCTATTTAAGCCAATATAAGCTCTAGCATTAAAGAACTTACATAACTTTTTAATCTCGTCCTGAATAGAATCATAGTACTCTAAAGTACTTATATAATAAGTTTTAATAATCCTATTATTATTATTCTCATCAGGATTTTCTTTTCTCCTTCTTATAATTTGTAGAAAGTAGAAATCACCTTCTTTAAATTTAAGAAATTGCTTAATTAATTCAAAATTATCAATCATAATATTTCTTCTTTAATAAGTATTTCTTTTACTTTAATAATTAAATCTTCAATAGTACCATTATTTTCAATTACATAATCAAACTTATAATCATCTAAAGCAGTTTCAGATTCATGTTCTATAGCTAAAGATTTTATTGCAGCATCAAATATATTAGGTCTATTAACTCTAATAGTTATACCATTTCTATCTTTAATAGCTTTAGCTTCATTAGGAAATCTACAATCAGTTATAATCCAATTAGGATAACCATTATTATATCTTTCAGGATTAGATAAAATTGTCATTTCAATTTGTCCTCCAAAACCAATATTTCCAGTAGGTTTTACTTTATATTCATATCCTTCATTAGGAGTATAATCCCCCATAGTAGCATTAACCCAAATATCAGGATGAATTATTTGTCTACCACATTGAGTACCTATTAATTGTAATAACTTTCTAGGTGTTAAAGGAACTTGTTTACATTCACAAAATGAACAATTTTCTTTATCTAAATTTTTACATACATATTCTTTGGGTTGATTCCATTCCTCACCTAATTCAGTCTCTTTAAATTTTTGGTTTTCAAGTTGTTCTCTTGTACATCCTATTAAAAGACATACAATATCTTTTAATTTATCTGCAAACTTTTTAATTTCAACTCCTGATACCTTACTTAAGTCTACAGTAGCTAATTCTTCTATAAATACATCAGGTGGATAATATCTTCCTCTAACTTCTTTAGTCATATAAAGATGATATTGAATTATTTTACCTACTAAGTCTTTTCCCGACCCTATCTTACCACTAACCCCTATTAACATTCTTTTCCTCCTTTTCTTTATCTTTTAAAGTGATATAATTATCTAAAAGGTATTTAGTTTTAATAGCTATTTGTCTGTACTCTAAATCATTATCTTTATCATCTAAAGCTATTAATAATATAGCTGGATAAGCATGTTTATCTTCATCATTATAAATCCAACAATTTTTAATAGCTTTAAATCTAAACCCTGATTTTTTATTAATAAATATCCTTTCTTTATCTACAGTAGTTTGCATTTTACAAAGTAAATATATACCAAATAGAAATATAATACTAACAATACCTAATACAAGTATCAATTTTAATATATGTGGGTCCATTATTTTAAAATTTAAAAGTGGCACTATTACTAATGCCACTTATTTATTATTAATCACTTAACTCTTTATTAAGAAGTCTTTTTACTCTTCTTTTGTATATTCTCATAAGTTGTGTTTTACCTATACTTGGTTTAAAATCACTTTTTCTATCACATCTTTTTGATATAATATACTTTCTAAATAATCCTTTTTCCATATTAATGAATCCAATATTTAGCTGTTTCAGGTACTGCAACTAATTTAACTGATTTACAGAATATAGCAGCTGCTTCATCCATAGCTTTTTTTAAATTTGCTGCTACTTCATCTACTATTTCATCAGGAGATTCAACTAAGTACTCATCATGTACATCATTAGGAATCCAAACTGTAAACAATAGATTATTTCTAAGTAAATAATTAAAGAATCTAATACCTGCTATTTTTGTAACTATAGCTGCTGTCAGCTTTGTTATCTTATAGGCTCTTTATCCTATAATTCAATACCTTTAACTTTCGGTATTGCTCGGACTATATCTTAAAATATTATTACAAAAATTTATAAGTTCTTGTGTGGTAGCAGAATTTTTCATAGAGTTAGCTTTCTTACTGATAATCATAATGTTATTTTTAGTGTAACCAATACTATTATCTATCCTATCTAGAGATGGACTATACTCGTAGTTCCCCTTACTGCCTTTAACTAAAGGAACAAGTAATATAGGACAAATATCAGGAATAATTATATCTTCTACTGTTAAAGTAAATTCCATATTTTTTCTTTCTGCCCTCTTTTTAGCTGCATTTAGCATACCTACTTTATAAGGAATATCCTTTTTTAAAGAATTTCTCTTTAAAAGATTAGTTCTTTCCTTAAAACTAGTATCATATAACCTTCTAAATTGTCTCATAGACATATCTTCTGGTTTAGATTCTATACAATCTATGCAAGCCCACTCTCTTTTATACTCTCCCTTATAAGCAATTCTAAAAGAATCTAGGGGAAGTAATCTTCCACATTTTTTACAAATTTTTGTTTCCATACATATAGTTATTTATTACTTACACAAAGGTAAGTAATAATTTTGATATATGCAAATATTTTACCCCTTTTCTTGGTGTTTTACCTTCCCATAGGGAATCCATACACTAGTCTCTACACCTTCTACTTATTACTAAGTAGCTTGGCTCGGTATTCCCATCTCAGGGTTCACCGAATTTAAGGGTTTTAAATAGGGCACAACTTTATGTCCACCCTGTACAGGTGCATTTAAAGCATTTCTCTCATAACCACTTTTAGTCTGAAAGAATTTACTTACATCTAACATCATTTGAGGTCTATCATCTCTATTACTTCCATTAGCTATCCATTGCTGTTTAACTACTCTATACTCTGACCAAAACTCATAATCCATTGATTTTTCAATCGCTTTTAATTCTTTCCAATCATGTATAAACATTTTATGACCAGTTATAGAATTAATAAGAATATAACCTTTATCCCACATATCTTTCTTTACTCTTTTAAAGTAAACTTCTATATTAGGTAACCCAGTTAAATAAGATTTTTCAATAGCATTACCTTGTTCTAAAGGTAAAGATAAATTTCTTGCAATAGTTGAACCATTTCCTCCATAATGTATTGAAAATTTAGCTTTTTTTGCTAATGTTCTTAAATCAGGTCTTTTAGGTTTCACTTCTTCTTCAGATAAAATATCTAAATCTTTAGGAAAGCAAATTTTAGCAACAAAACTATGTCCATCTCTTTTTCTAGTATCATTGTAAAATTCAATAAGTTTTTGTTCCTGAGATAACTCAGCAAATATAAAATCTTCTTGAGCAGTATAATCACAATCAATTAAAGTATAGCCACTTTGAGCTACAAAACTATGTCTTGTCTCATCATTATTAGGTAGATTTTGTAGGTTAAGATGCTCTATATTATTAGTTTTATCTTTACCACCACAACTTAATCTACCAGTGTCCATCATCTGATTAAAATTAGTATGAATTCTACCACTAATAGGATTTATTTGGTCTATAACACCTTGTCCATAAGTACTTACTACCTTATCAAAACCTTTATAATCTAAATAAGGTTGGGTAATAGTTGATACATCTTTCTGTAAACTAATTACTTTAGCTTCAACAGATTTTTTCATCAATCCAGTTTTCTTATCTTTAGTAAGTAATTTAAATCCTAAAATTTCAAACAACTTAACTACTTGAGGAGAACTAGCCCAATTAATATTACATACAGGTTCAGCATTAAAACCTTCAAATAAATCACCTTGTAAATCAGTTTCTGTAAATTTTAATAATCTTGAATCAGTTTTACTATTATCTACTACCCATTTATTAAGTACTATTCTAGAATCTTCTAATTTCTTAGAATCATTAGCCATTTTAGACTTCCACTTCTCAATATCTAACTTAATGCCACTATACTCAATATAAGCAAGTACTTTAACAAATTCATTTTCAACTCTAGCAGCTGAATGTAAGTCTTTTTCTGTTAGAGCTAACTCTTGAGCATCTTTGATTTGACTAAGATATTTTACATCATTACAACCATATTCTATAACTTCTTCTGTTAAAGCTCTTTTAATATTACCTCTTTCTGATTTATCAAGATAAATGTTTAGATAATTACCAGCACAGCCTTGTAAACCCATGCTTCTTTTACCTGGAGGATAACCCATATAGAGTAATTTCTCTACTACAAAAGTATCATAAACATTCCTTATAACAATTCTTTTATGATACAAGAATTGTAAATCAAATTTAGCATTATGTAATATAAATAGCTTAGAAGAATCTTCTAATAATGGCTTTAATAATTCAATATTGATAGTATAATCTATAGCAAATTGATTCTCAAAATCTCCCAACTGAAGTAATAATAATGCTTTTGTATAAACATCTAATCCTTCAGTTTCAGTATCAAGACCTATGATAGGTTTATCAGCAAAATAATCTAAACAAAATTGTAAATTACATACTGATACTCTATCATAGGTATTGAATAGTTGAACATTATTAGTTATAAAATACTTCATTACTTAAATGTAATTATACAACCTGTTCCAGGAATAAAATCAATAAATCTTACAATAAATCCCTCAATATCAGAACCTAATCTAATATTGGGACCATCTACTATGTTTACATAAATATGATTAAACTCATCATATTCAGGTATAATCCCTTCACTAGCTTTAACAATATAAGTTTTAGAGTCAATTCCTTCAGTTACAGAGTTTAATTTCTGTAAATAATTATTAGCTCCATTTTTACAATTTAACTTTATGATTTTGTCCATATTACCATGTTATTAAAGTCAAGTTCCCATTGATGAGTAGTAAAGAATTTACTACCTAATACACCATGTAACTGTATATTATTATCATGTAATACTACAGTAAATACATCTGTCATAGGCATTAATACAAATTCTTCTCTAAATTTATAATTATCATAATCAAAATTTAAAGTACATTTAGTACTTTCTTCTATACCACTACCTGTAGTAACTTTACTATTAGGTAATTCTTCTAAATTATTAGTAGTTTTAATATTATTAAATATGTCTTTATTAAACATATTAACATCAGCCCCACTATCTAATAAGAAGTTGTATTCTACACCATATAAAGTTAATCTTATGATAGGTAATTTATGCTTCTCAAAATCCTTTTTAAACTTTAATTTATTATCTTTAAGTCTTAATACTCTTAGATTAAAAATATACTCTTTTTTAATTACTGCTCTAATATGTTTTACCATATAAAACAATGGAATTCCTAAAATTAAAAGGAATCCTAAAATTACCAAAATCATTTCTATCATCTTCTCTTTATTTTTTACCAGTTGAGCCAAATCCACCTCTATTAGGATTTTTCAAACTCTCAACTTCTACAAATTTAACTTTGCTTGTAAATAACCATTTTAATTTTATCCATACTGGAGCTGTCTGAGTAGGTCTTATTCTAAACTGACAAATTCTTTCTCCTTCTTTAATGGTAGTAGCTCTAAAGGCAGTAGCTAAAAATCCCCACTTATCATCATCTCCACAATAAGTATTATCAATAACTCCTTGAGAGTTATTAGATATAATGCCATATTTATTATAGGTACTAGACCTAGGTAATACATTAGCTTCAAAATGCTTAGGTAACTGCATACTTACTCCTAATGGAATAATAGCACTATTGAAGAGGATAGAGTTATCACTGTTAACTTTAGGACCTTGTAAGGTTACTTCTTTTTCAGCTCTAAGGTCTATCCAATCTCCAAAGGATTCAATTTTACAAATAGGATTACTATATTTAATTTTAATTTTCATGTTTTATGTTAATGATTGATGAATAAAGAAACATTTAGAGTAAGTACATTCAGAGCACTTAACACAACCTGCTTCATGAACTAGTGGTTTACCACAATCAGGACAAACTTCTCCTTTAACTTCTTCTTTAGGAATATATTTACCTAATACTCTACACATTGCTGAACTAAATGAAGTAATATTATCATTTATTTTTCTAGTAGTATCTATAATAAAAGATATTGCAGCCCCATGTCTTAATAACATAGAAGTATAAATAGTACAAGCTTTTTCTTCAATCTTATCATTAGCTAATTGTAAATTAGGATAAACATAAAATTCAGAATTAAACTGATATTGTCCTTTTTTAACTTTAGTAATAGTACCAATAGTATTCTTAGCTAATTTTTCTCCTAATGAATCTTTCTTTAATTCATAAGCAAATATCTCAAAAGGTTTGCCATCTAATAATCCTACTATAACTGCATAACTAATACCTTGAGATTTAACTACATACATTTCAGCAGGTAATGTTTTAGGTCTTTTGGGAGCAGAATTTTCTTTAATTGTACCTAATTTTTCTTCAGTAGTAATGTTATTTAATATACCATCTCTACAACCATCTCTATAAATAGTAATACCTTTAAGATTTTTATTCCAAGCCATCATAAATATCTGAGAAATAGTCTCTTCTTTTACATCCTTAGGTAAATTAATAGTAGAACTAATAGAATGAGTAGTATATTTTTGAACTATTGATTGTAATTCAATTCTATCCTCCCAATCAATACTAGCTGAATCAGAGTTGTACCAAGGAGATTTTTTAAAATAATCTTCTAACTCAAATGTTTTTATTCCTTCACAACCATCATCATATTTAAGTTGAATCCATTGTTTAAATGGTTCATGTAAAACATAGAATTTAGTAAATTTCTCTCCAGTAATATCAGTAAAATCAACTCTATCATTCTCAGACATACATTTCTTACTTCTCTCATAATAAGGAGCAAATATAGGTTCAATACCTGAAGATACTTGTGCCATAATACTTACAGTACCAGTTGGTGCTACAGTAGAAAAAGAAACATTCCTCCTCCCATACTTTTGCATTTTCTCATATTGTTGTGGAAAATTTTCTTTTATAAATTTATACCAAGCATTCATATTTTTTTCTTTTTTGATTTAATGCAATTTTGGTGCACATATTTATAAAATGTTCTTGAGTATATACATTTTTCATTATATTAATATCCCTATGTACCCATTGTACATTTCCTTCAATATAACCCTTTGTAGAATCTATTCTATCCAAAGAAGCATCAAAAGCTCCAAAATCTAGATTACCACTATAGACATTTTTTTTATTAATAAGTACTCCTGGTTCAAATAGTTTTATATCTATACCAGATAAATTACATTTTTTATTTTGTTTAATAAATAATTCCCATAAATATTCTATAGATATATTAAATTCATGACCTCTTGACTTGGCTGCATTTTTATAATGCCAATATAAAGATCTTGGTAAATCCCCTATTCCTTGATGTTTAGGAGAATATCCAACTGAACATATTCTGCCATTTAATTTATTATTTTTCCATTTTTCTCTATTAGAACATTTTCTACATCTCGTAGACTTTTCTGATTTTAAAGTATCTCCTCTAATTAATTTTTCAGCTCCACATTTAATACATTGTACTTTTATAAATCCTCTATGTATATTATTAGTTTTATTCTTAACATTATATACAGTTGAATCAATTACTTTATAAATACCATATATTTCATCTTCTTTAAAATTATATTGTCTTGGCATTATAATACTTTTTCTAATTCTGCATCATAACCATCAAATGTACCTCTTATTATAGCTAAATCAATAGTAGAATCTAATTCTCCCATCATTTTAGTATAAAGAATTAAATCAGTATATTCTAAAGACTCTTCACTACCATATCTTATACCTAACATAGCAAATACATCTGCTAATCCAGTAAATCCTACTCCAGCTCTTCTACCTTTTTTAGCAGTTTCTTGGATTTTAATCCATAAATCTAATTCTAATATATCAGGTTCTTCTGCTCTACTAATATGGTCTATAATTCTATCAATTGCTTCAACTTCTAAATCAATTAAATCATCTGCTAATCTCATTGTTTTATAAGCTACTTCATATAACTTATCTGTCTCAAATTGAGCAGAATCTGTATAAGGATTAGATACAAAACTAGCTAAATTAATATGAATTAATCTACAAGAATCATAAGGTTGCATAAAGATTTCACCACAAGGATTTGTTGTAACTCCTCTGTATTGAGGATATACTCCATCAGGACTATAATCATGATGATTATCTTCAAACATAATTCCTGGCTCAGCAGTATTCCAAGCACAATGTACTAGAGAATTCCATAATTCTTTTGCTTTTACTTTCTTAAACCATAATGGATTTAAACTATTTTGAGCTGAATATAACTCATTATAATTAAAATCTCCTATAATCATATTAGCTCCTGCATTAATAGGAAACTGTTGTATAAAATCTTTATTTTTATCTACTGATTCCATAAATTCAGTAGTAAGCTTTACTGATATATTAGCACCAGTAATCTTATCTAAATTCTGTTTAGAAGTAATAAAATCTCCACTATCAGGATGTACTATACTAATAGTTTCCATTAATGCCCCCTATTTGGACTATATCACACCTTAATTTAATAATTAAGGCTTGGGTTCTAATTCTGGTTATTAAGGGAAACCAATTTCCCTCCAGTAGTCTCTACACCTTCTATAGAATGGTCTATAGCTCGGCTCGGTATTGCATTATCACTAATGGTTTCACCGAATTCTCCCAATTCAAGACGCAGGGCATTGAATTTATCAAATTTTCTCTTTAATGGTATAAAATCTCTATCTTGGTATAACCAATCATAGAATTTTAATACATCTTTTTTATTAGAGAATTCTAATACAAAACAATCAGATTTTGTCTTAGGTTTAATAGAAGTAGATATCCCTATTTTATATAGTATTTTTTGAGTAGCTAATAAAAGACCATAAGAAGAAGTAAAAGACACTTTTTGCCATATTCTTCCTCTATCTATTCTTTTGCCCCAAGTTATACAACCATCAGCATCAAATAAACCTTGTATCATATACTTTTCTAAACTATTTTTTAAAATAGGAAGATTTCTTTCTTTTTTAAGAGTATTTCCTAAAAATTTAGATAATCCATTTATCTTTCTAGTAATACTAACATCAGGGAATTTTTTAGTAATTTCATTTCTAGTTAAATCTTCAAATGTATTACATCCTAATATATTACCTAAAAAATCAATCAATTCTTTATCCCTATGTTGTAGTACTAATTGTACCATATCATTATTTATATAACTATCAGCAGCTATAAATCCAATAAGATAAGCCCATTCTTTTGTTTCTATTTTATCTAAAATTAAAGTTGGATTTTTTTTATGAATCATTAAATTAGTTAATTCATACTTTTTAATCCAATATCTTAAAGATAAAGGTAATAACCCTAAATCTCTTTCTATTTGTCTTACACTTTTTCCCTCTAATAGGAAATTTGATAATTGTTCTTTTGTAATATTACATACTCTATTCATTTTCTGTATATATTTAATTAAAATTTAATTAAGAACTTGTTTACGTCTACCTCCCTGAGCCACTTCTCTAGTGATTTCAGAGTCTACTTCCATAAAAGAAACAGGTCCTGTAGAAGTCTTTGCAGCATTGTTTACAAAAGCTCCATTAGGTCTAAGTAAAGATAAATCTTTACCTACTCCTCCACGTCTCTTCATAAGTTGAGCTTGCTCAGTTCTTTTAAGCATAATGCCACCATAAGAATCACTAGGTTGTCCAATTACAAAACAATTAGATAATGAACCTATTTGAGTAGTATTACCTAACATACTCATTACTGAACCACCTGGAATGACATATTTAAAATTCTTAAATAATCTATAAATATCAGAATATATATCAGCAGAAGTAGCTTTTAATAAATCTACTTGTAGCTTTTTTCCATAATCTGATAAAGAATTAACATCATAAGATTTATCTGATTGTTTATAATTCCATTCAATCCTAGTAAACTCTTTTGCCATTCTTTTGTGCATATCATCAGGAGTTATTTCTCCTTCAATAGCATACTTACTTTTCCAAGCTTGTGTAGCTAATTCATCTCCATTAAAATACTTAAGTATTTCTTTCATCTTAGTTTTTTAAAAATAAGTTAGTTATATCTCTTTGTCCATTAGCTTGATAAGAAGCAAATGAATAATCTATTTTTCCACTTTCTATGTGCCAATTAAATTCAGTTAATAGATTGTACCAACCTTTATAAAGAGTGCCATCTATTGATATTCTATCTCCTGTAATTTTACTGTCTTTATAAATCCAACACAATGGTTTCTGATTATATCTATTAATACAAATAAACATAAAAGGTAATATCTCAAAATCTTTAAAATATTCATCTTCTGAGCATATTTTTCTTAATATATAAGAATACATAGTAGCTTGTAAATCATATCTCCATGCTGTAAAAGAATGTTCAAATTCTTCTTCAGGTTTACCTGTAGTTTTTAAATCTATAGGTTGAATAGTTTTTTCTTTATGATTTACTATTACTCTATCAAACATACATCTAATAGATAATTTACTACCAATTATTCTAAATTTAAGTTGATAGAAAGCTTCAGTATCTGTATCAAAAGGATTATCATAAAAGAACTTAGATGTAAATGGATGTGTTTTTAATACTTCTATACATTGTTGTGCTCTATTATAATCATTTTGAGACATTAAAGTTTTACCATCACATAATGCTAATAATTCAAAATAAGATTGACCCTCTTCTATAATTTTATTAATTCTAGTAGTATCTTTCCAATTGGTATAGTAATTTTCTTCATTAATGTACATAAGTATAATATCATGATTAACTTTACTAAGATTATTATTAGTCTTATCAGATTTATCCCATATATTAGTAATAATTTTGGTAATTACTTCTGTTGGTTTATTAAATTCAGCTATGACAAATTTATCATTAAGTAACTCTGGCTCAGTCATTAATGTATCTGTTAGTGACCCAAATCTTAAGGCTTCACTATTTTTTTTATCTTTTAAATGAGGTATGCATTTAGCTCCCTCTCTTGCAAACATACTTAGAGTAGAATATGAAACTGCTTCACTTGCTCTATATGTTTCTTCATCAACATCCCATGCTAATTCTTTAATACTTTTTCTTTCTAGCATAAATCCTCTTCATTAACTATAGGTTCATCTTCCTTATCATCTACTCTATACACCTCATCGTCATCATCTTCAATTCTTTGTGCTCTATAAGATATAATCATAGCTAGTAACATCTCTAAATCAGCCATATTTATACTTAAATATTCTTCTTTAGGATTCTCTCCTCTTAGATTATATTCTATTATAACAATAGCAGAATCTACTAAGTTCTGTAACTCAGAAAAGTTTCTATCATCTAATAATTTTAGACCTATAGTTACATCTGATTTAGGTAAAGAACTTATCAATAATTTTATTTTATCTATTGTTTTCATAATTCTTTAATTATTTTAATACACTCTTTCATTTGTTTTTTACTATGAGGTTCAAAAAATATAAATTTATCTCCAGTTTTAACAGCTTCTCTCTCTAAATAAGCTAAAAATAGCTTCTTTTTAAGAGGATAAGTATCATTAGGATTACCTTTTGATTCAATAAATATTTTATATCCTTTATATTCTAAGTAAAAATCAGGAGTATAAGTCATACTTATTATTTTCTGATGATTTAAACCAAATACTCTTCTTAGATTTCTTGGCTTATATACATCATAAATTATAAGAGAATTAGAGGGATAAAAACCTTCTAATAATACTATTTTAGTAGTCTCATAGCCAAATTTAAAATCTTCCTCTAATTCTAATAACTTATAACAATTGCATTCAAGTTCACTTCTGAATTTTATACCATTGTACTCAATTCTTTTAGCATTCTTGACCTTTTTATTTTCTTCTTCCACTGAAAATTTCCTTCTTTAAAGGAGCTAAGATTTTAATAGCTACAATAGCATCTACTTCTGACCTAAATAAACCAATTGTATTGGTAGATTTAAGAAATCCTGGTTCAATAAAATAAGGATTACCTGTAGCAGAACTAATAGTATATAATCTAGGAGAATTACTAATATGGTCAGGATATTGACTATCTAAAGCAACAGCAATTTCTTTAAGTATTAAACTAAAATAAGCACCTTTATTAATATGTTTAATTGCTTTTATGTATTCAACAGCTTCTACTATTGTCAAATTTTCACTAGTTCCTGCCACTTTTTTAGCAAGAATAAACTCATAGTGACTAATACTAGTATGTACCAATTTAAGTGTATCAGAAATAGCCACACTAAGGTTAGACTTATCTGCTTTTACACGTTCAATATTTGGTTTATATGTAGCTATTTCTTTTTTTCCTTCTTCTTTAATATTAATTACTTGGATAATTCCTACACTTATAAGAAAAGGAATTGTATCTTCTGATACTATTACTTCTCTATGAGTACTACTAGTATTATCTTTTGAAGGAGTAATAAGTAAAACAGTATCACCCATAAATACTTCTTTATCATTCCCCTTAAATTTCAGGTTCTTCATACCATTTTATTTTTAAATTGTTTTTTAATTTAAGTAAATTATTAATTTTTATAAACACATCATAGTTGGTTTTAACTCCTAATCTAGCATAATAAGCTGGGTGTTTATATTCAAAAACATAATTAAGTTCTTGATTTATATAAGGTTTAAAAGTTTTAGCAGTCTCACCAAATAAAACATAAACAATTCCCATATTTTTATCAGATAATTCAGATAATAAGGAGCTAATAAACGGTCTCCAAAACATTGTATGTGACCCTACTTTATTTGCCTCAACTGTAAGAGCTGAATTTATCATTAGAATACCTTGTTTAGACCAAGATTCTAATGTTGTATCAAATATTATAGGATTCATCATAGTACTTTTAGTATAATCAAGTACATTTTCTTTTATTAGTTCTAAAGAGGGACTTAAATTAATAGTTCCCTCTTTATTACCAAATAAAATTCCAGTAGCTATGTCCTTTTGAGGATAAGGGTCTTGCCCTATCATAACTACTTTTAAATCAGAATAGTTACATAAATTAAAAGCTTTAAATATATTTGATTGTAAAGGATATACTATAGATTTTGAATATAAAATACCCAATTTCTGTAGTAATTCTAACAATTTATTTTTATCTATTACTTTCAACCAGTCATTAAAAAAATTCTCTAGTAAATCCAACTTCTGAAGTTATAAAGTTAATACTTTCTTTAAGTAACTCATTCATTACAAGATTAACATTTTCTTTAGGTTTTACAACCTTTTGTAACCAAGAGCTTTTATCCTGAATTTCTATATCAATAGGTAAACCACCATTATAATTACTTTTACTTATATAAGTAGGAATAATCTTATTTATAATAGTTTTAGATATTAAATCTTTAGAAGTAAATGCTATAGGATTAACATAAATAGTTCTTTTAATTTGTGCTACTTTAAACTCACTTATATTATACTTAATAGTAGTCATTAATAATATATTATAATTAGCATCTACTATTAAACCTTTGCCACAAAAGAATTTATCTCCATTAGTTATAGTAAAAGGTACAAATCTTGCATTAGCATTCTGTTCATATATAAATTTAATAATAGCATCTCCTGTTTTTAATACAGGAGTAATAATATTTTCTCCCCAAGATAAATCACCTACTTCAGGCATAGGTATTATTACATTTTTAAAATCATTTATCAAAGTTTCAGCTTCTTCTACTGAACTATTTAATATTATACTTCTATAGTTTAGCATACTTCTCTCAAATATAACTTTTCCAATAGTAGGAATTTCTACACTAGTAGGATATACATTAGTAATTAAAAACTTGGAATATAATCTATTATCTACTAATAATCTATTATAATAAGAATTACTACTATTGGAACTATTACTTATAAATACAGCAAACATACGTTCTATAACAGATTCTCTCATATCAATCTACAGTTTTAAAGTACATAGTACTTGCATTATATTCTGTTAAGAATGGTAGAGTTCTATCTATAATAGGATTACATTTATTAGCTATAAAATTTACAAATAAATTAACCATAGTAGAAGCTATATGATTAGCCATAAAAGTAGTTTGCTTATAAGAGCAAATAGTAGGGTCAGCTTCTTCATCAGAGAATAAGTACTCATTAGTATATTTATTAATAGAATAATCATCATTACCTTGAATACATAAAATTTGATATTCCTCAGCAGCTAATCTACCATCAATAAATAAAGCATTGGCTTTTTCATTACCTTTTAATCTCTTAACATGTTTAAGCCAATTAGTAAAGTATACTTTTCTTGCTTGCATATTATCAAATCCACAAATCATAATGTTTTTAACTGAATTATCAACAGTATATCTATCATTATAAGTGTAAATCTTATGAAATTTAGAATAAATTCTTATCATATTAGCTATAGCTCCTACTTTACTACTATTTATATCTTGAATACTAAATAGTTGTCCAGACAAGTTACCTTCTTCTACAATATCATTATCAAATAAGACTAATTGTTGTATATTTAATCTTGATAATAAAAATGCTACATAAGAACCAATACCTCCAACACCTGCTAACATTACCTCTGCTTTCTGTATTTCTTCATACCATTCAGCTGAGCTAAATCTAGAAGTTACTACATCTACACTTAAAGACTCTGAGTTAACTGGTATTAAATCAGGTATAGGTTCTAATATAGTTGGTACTGGTGGGGCTATTTGTATAGCTTCTCCACTTCCTAAATCATCTATATCAAAAAATTCTTCAATATCCAAGGATTCTTCAGTATGTGTACCTGTTATTGGTACTGGTACATCTTCTGCTAATTGATTTGTTTCATGTAAATATGCTCCTATACTACTAGCATCTATTGCATCTCTACTAGTTCCAGTTGAATCTACTTCCAATGAGTCTAATAATTCATCTATTACTTCATCTTCATCCATTTTTATTCATTTTTTAAATTACATAATTAGAAAGTTCTGTTATAATAGCATTAAGATACTCATTCATAGGAAATTCTTGCAAATAACTTATAAGAGAAAATGCAGCTATTGCAGCTGTTTTATCTTCATCAAATGAATATAAATTAACATCATCAATATTGAATAAGATAGTTTCAATAAATCCTGAAATAAAGAAATCAAATGCTTCTTTAGTAGGTAAAATAGCTGTATAAGCTTCTTCCATCCTAGGTATAAAGTTATTTAAATTTATCTTATTATTCTCAGGAACTAACATAGACCCCATAACTATTTTTTTAGCTAATAAGTCAGTTAGTTTATCTTGCAATACTGTATCATAAAGTAAAGAGTTATCCTCTTCATCTGTAGCTGTTTCCTCTTTAGTAGGAACTGTTATTACAGAATCTTTAATCCTTTTGTCTGAAAATTCTTTAATAGGAAATGTTTTAGCAGTAGGAACTTCTCTTACAACAGGAATCTTAAAATCTCTATTAAAATCCATTTCCTGCATACCTTTAGTAAAGCTATTATTAGGATTATTACCTTGCCAACCTGCTGTACCATTGTACTTATTAGATTGATATATAGGAGCTCTATAAGCTTCTCTTTTTTTCTTAGCTATTTCATCTAATCTAGCAATAATTTCAGCATTATTATACGCAGGTACATCAATGATTACTTTTAATTTAGACCAAATAATTTCTGACTTTTCCTCATCAATTTCAGTTTCTTCAGTATCAGAAATAACACTACCATCAAAAGTTACATATTCATATAACTCTGTTACTTTTGATTTAGATTTAGTTTTAAGAACAGTAGTAACAGCAGCTGTATAAGTACGTCTATTATTTACAATTAATGACACAAAATGATTATGACACATTGCTTCTTCTCTCAAAGTATTAGTATCAGTACCACTAAAGAAAGTTTCCATATTATTATGAGAATGGATTAAACCCATACCACAATCTAATAGGTCATTTTCTGCCATATATGTAATAATATCAGGTGATTCTGTATACTCTGTATAAGCAGCACTACCAATATCCATAACATAAATATCTTGAGCTAAGACATTTAAATTATTTTCTGTAAATGAACCTTCAGTTGTATAAAATAATACTCCTGACCATTCATCTTTATTAATTTTTGAACAAATTAAATCTATTTTGTCCTGTACCTCTTTTTTAATTGTTAATGAAAAAGGCTTTTGGACTTCCTTGAACCCTATAACTGGTAATTTCTTCTCCTGTATAGGGATGGGTATCTGTGTGTTTTGTTCCATAATTTACGTTACTAATTACTATTATTTTTTTAACTATGTGTTGTACTAATCCTGGATTTAATAAGATTGAGTGGTTATCTACTGTATTCTCTAAGGTACTTCTTGTAATAGTTATAGGAATTCTATTACCTTTAAAGGTACAGGCAGATTGTCTCTCTGCTTTTTCTATATCACTATCACTAACACTTTGAGAAACTGACAATACTTTAATAAAAGTAGATGATACTATAGCTTTTACTAATAATCCTGATGCTAACATAGCATTTAAATTAGGAAAAAGAATTCCTTCTTTATTTTTTTCATTGATATACTTTATAAAAGTATTACTAATTAAAACATTAGTATCAACAAAATTCATAGCTATATTATAAGCATTATTATTAAAATTAAATGGCAATACATTACTATTAAATAAGTATTCTAAGAATCCAGTGATTATAGGTTTAATACTAAATCCTGGTATATTATTAATTGAAGTATAATTTTGCTTATCTAAAGTAAAACTTTTATGTTCTCTATAACTAAAATTTCTTTTACCTATATTTTCAAATCTTTGATAAGGAGTTCCTTTAATAGATTCTACTTGAACATATTTAGATAACTCTAGACAGAACATTAACCATTCATCTTCATCATAATGAGTAGTTAATCTTAATATAGTATCTCTAATTGGACCTGAGCCAGTACAACATCCTTTAAATAAGTTAAGTTGTGATAATTCAATTTGATGTACATGGGAATGCATATATAAGCTTGCAAGTTCATCTTCTGTATATTCAGCTCTATTAAACTTCATAGCTTGTCCTCCCATAGTACCTTCATTATCTATATGGATTCTTGCAAATAACTTATTAATCTCCATATGTTTATCATTCTCATTAGAAATGGTAACTTTAGGAAAATATACTAATATAAATATTTCTTTAAAATATTCAAATATTATTCTTTCAACAATCTTATTAAAGAATAAATCTAAAATATCAGGATTAAGGATAGTTTCTATTCCCTTATTAGCTTTTATATTACTATAACAAATAAATTCAGGAGAATCTTCACTATACTTAGAAAAACTAACTATATTTCCTATCTTTATATCTTTAGCTATGATTGAAAAATCTTCATAACTTAAAATATGCATGTCTACTTTATCTTCTCCAAAAAAATCTGAGAATATAGTAAAAACTTGGTTAGGAATTCTAACCAAGTCTTTATATTTATTTGTAAGAATCTCTTCTAACATACTTTTTCTACTTATTTACGAATAGAAGCTTCAAATTCTCTTAATTCAGCATCTGAGTAAGAAGAAGTTAATTCTTCTACTTTAGCTACTACTTTATCTTCAGACTCAGTAACTGCATGGTCATCAATACTGGCAATATCTGTTACTAAAGTATCATACTCATCATCAGCAATAACTTCAGCACCAAAGAGTAAACCTACTATTGCAGTCAATACACTTTTTACAGTAGCTTTAGAAGCTTTTACTTCTTTAGAAGCAGCTGGTTTTTTAGCTTCTTTTTTAACTACAGGAACAATTTCTTCCACTTTAACTACTGGAGTAGCAGGATTTTTCTTACTAGCTTTAGATGCAGTAGTACTTACTCCTTGTTTAGAGTTTTTATGTCCATCAACAAATTTTAGCAAATCTTCAGTTTTTACCTGAGTATAGTTTTTACCATCAAATTTTAGTTTAATAGCATCACCTAATTTGTTTTCTTTGATATAATCAAAGGCATCAGTTCTATCAGAACCTGATTTGATTTTTTTGTTTTTGAGAGTAAGCATAATTACTAACTCATTGGTGGTTTCACCTTTATAAGGAAGATTTGTAGGTAATACAGAGCTGTCATCCAATAATTCTACCTTAGCAATTGCTACATAGAATGTCATATCATCAAAGTTAATATTGTTTTCAATTAAATTTCCTTTTAATTGACCCAATGTTTCAGCATTACTTACAAAAGTGATTTTACCTTGACCTGCTGCTTTAATTACCGTAATTTTTCTTGGTTCCATAATAATTTTTTTTGTTTGTTTTTAAAAAAGTTTTTTATTTATTTATAAGTTTAAAGATTATTTCTCTAAACATTTCTACACCACAATTTTTTCTTAAATCTGATGAGTCTTTTGATAGATACTTTTGATTAATTTCTATCTGAGGTAGACCAAACTCATTTGCTATTTTAGCTCCTAATGTTCTACCAGGATTATCTTTCTTTTCCCAATCATTATCATATAAAACCCAAACATTTTTAAATCTGAATTTTAATTCTTCAACTACTTGTTTCTTAGGAAAATAAGATTCTGCTTGTAGACTGCAACTAGGAATACCTGTATTCTCCCATATACATAAAGCATCTTTTCTACTTGAAGTGATAATTACATCATCTCCATATTGAGGAAGTTGTTGCCATAAATCCCAAACGGAAGAATCATGATTATTAGACCATTTATGGTTAATACTATAAGGTTGATAGATTTTAATAGACTCTACTCCATCCTTAAATTCAACATATACATATGCATATTTTTCTGCTCCAATGACTATTTTTTGGTCATCTTTTGTTATTATAATATGAGAAATAGGATAAGTACAAGAGAATTTTAACCAAGGAAGGGATATACCATATTGTTTCCAATATGCTATATCATAGTCCTTCCATTCTCTAACTTTAACTTGTAGTGTTACTGGGGTTTTATTAATCTTAATTTCTTTTATATTATTTAATTTGGAGTTTAATGTATAGTTAGGTTCTAATAAGTTACTATTATCTAATAACTCTTCAGTTATTTTGTTAATAGTTTCTTGTATAGTAGTATGTCCCCACATTAATTGTAGTAAATTAAAGGTATTACCTCTTTCTTGAGTTTTAAAATCTCTAAAGAATATATGTTCACCATCATAAGTATTTAAACTTAATGAGGGATGATTATCTACTCTTAAAGGAGAATGTATTAAACAAGGAAGTTCTGTTATACCTAAATAATAAGCTAATATCTTAGATTCTGATACTATACTACTTAATTCATTGATAGACATACTATCTTTTCTACTTTTTCCAAATCCCATAATTAAATTTTACATAGGTAAATCATTACCTCCAAAGAAACTACCTAAATCAGCAGCTGCTACTGGAGGTTGTCCAGCTGGTGCTTCTGTAAATGTAGTAGCATTTACTACATATTCATGCAAAGGTTCAATACTAAATTCTGTTTTAGAATAAGCATTATTAGCCTTAGCATCTTTAATAGCTGCATCTACTTTAGAGTAATCAGCAATACTATTTCTAATAGGCATTCTACTAAAAATATCTTGATACTGTTTACCTTCATCTATAGTTTTAATACCTACTGCTAACTTGATTTTATTTTCAGGTTGTAACTTGATAAGTTCCTTAATTTCTTTTACATTACCTGTAAAATAATTAGCAATATTATCTAATCTTGCTTCAGCATCAGATATATTATCAAGAGTTACAACTTCCCCATTTTTCTTTTTGTAAGACTTATTAGGAATATTCAAATACACTTTTAAGAAGGCAGTTAATTCTTCTTCACCTACTACTACTTTTTTGTAAGGTCCTTCAAACCAAGTAGCAACTTTTTCAGGGATTGCTCCAGTAGCTACATCATCAACACCTACCCAAGTACATTCTCCATAAGCATTGATAACCTGAACTTTAGTTTTATCTTTATTCAGTTTATCTTCTTGTTTAAGGAAGAAGCTTTGTTTAGTAAGTAATTCAATACCATTATTTTTATCAGGTACTGTTTTAATAATAAAGTCAAGTCTTACTTGATTAACACCTGTTTCTTCTTCTACTGAAGTATATTCAGGTTCTTTCTCAAGTTCTCTACCATAAATCTTTTCAGATTCAGCCATAGTAGGATTTAAAGCAATTACATTGAATACACCAATACCAATGTATTTAGGATAAACTACTGCATCTGTAGTTTCTCTACCACCACCAAATGCCATAAACAATGAACCACTACTTAATTTTTCTTCTTCTTTCATTACTCTTTCTATTTTTATATATTAAAGGATATTTTTTTTTATTTTTAAAGTACTATTTCTTCTGTAGGAGTATTAGTAGGTTCAAGAATCTCATCTTCAGATTGTTGACTTCTCAACTCAGCTGTTACATCAATTTCTTCAGGAGTAGCAGTTTCATCAATATTATTGGCTAAAACTGAAGTAGATGGAGAAATAACAGACTGAGGGTTAAGTACCTCTTCAATTGTTTTACCACCTGTATAAGCTATAGCAGCTTCATGTATACGTTTAATTTCAGTTTCTAACTCTTCTTTTTCAGTTTTGTTTTTGTTTAACAATTCTGCTTCTTTTTCATTGATACGGTCAAGTTTTCTTTGTAAAGATACTAAATCTCTTGACATGCTTTTAATAGCATTTACTTTAAAATTACTTAAATCACTCATTTTTTCTTACTTTTTATTTATTTTTAATTATAATACTCATCCATAGCTGTAAATACTAAAGCTAAGTCATTTGGTATTGTTTTTGATTCAAACATTTCTTCAGGAGTCTTAGCAGGTATTTCTATACCATTAATAAGAGCTTTCCTTGTATAAAATTGAAATACTGGCTCATTGTTTTTATCAAAACTAGGGGCACAATATAAACACATTGATACTACTTCAATTGGATTATAATGAGCTTCTACCATTTGTCCAACTAACTTACATTTTTTACCAACAATAGTTTTATCATTGATAATATCATCATCATGTAGCATCATTACTACTTTTAAATCTACTCTAGCTTGTTCAGCAGCTTCAATAATACTATGAAAATGTTGAGCATACTCAGTAAACTTAGTATATCCAACTTCTTTTGCTCTCTTCATAAATTCTTTTTCCATTATGAATCTAGCATCATCAATAATGATAGTTTTAACACCTGGAGCTTGAGAGCTAACCATCTGAATAAATGGTACTACTTTATCCCAAGTATCAATACTAACCATATTTTTATTAGCCTCAGAATACAATGTTCTTGACCCTCTAAAAGGTAAATCCTTTTTTAAAGTATTAATAATGATTGTTTCTTTTGGATTTAAGTTTTTAGTACTCCTACTCTTTCCTGACCCTGTTGGTCCTAGCACAATTAAAATCTTTCCCATTAATTTAATAAATTGTTTAACATTACTTTTCTGGTTTTATGTAATGTTGATTGTAAAAACTTAGGAGTGTATTTATCAGCTCCATATAACATCATCATCAGATTATTTCTTAGAATAATCTCTCCACTTCTAATTCTATCTAGCATTTTAAAGCTAGATTTTAATAACTCAGATTCATTAGGTAAAGGTAATTCACTAAAGAAATTAACACCTCCATCAAAGAATAAGGGACATACTGTTCCACCTCCTCCTTCTCTACCAGCAATAAGTTCCATGAATCTTATATTATCTCTAAATTTAGTTATATCATAATTTTCATAGCTTTGTATGCCATGTCTAAAAGGACTAAATAAACCAATAATTACATCAGCATCTCTGGCTATTACTTTAGCATCACCATAACCATCTAAAGTGGGTTGTAACTTTCCTAACTTTCTATTCTCATTACCTTCTTGAGCAGCAGCTTGTTGTATAACTATAATCATAATATATCTATACTTATTTCTTAAAGTAATAGAATATTCAGAAGAGAATTTTACAATAGCATCCCTTAATGTACCATTTTTTTCAGGGCTTAATAAAGCAATATGGTCTATAACACATTCAACATATTCATCAGGGTCATTTGCTTCATAATAATCATCAATTTCTTGTTGAGATTCAACTTCTCCTGTATTATTATTAATAAAAGGGACTATTTTAGTATGCTGCACACCGTTAGACTGAGCATATTGTTTCATGAATTTATAAATCCCAAAAGGATTTTTAATATTATCAATAAATACAACAGTCTCTTCAAAGAATTGAAAATATTGCTTATAAGTATCAGAAGCTAATATATCAAGAATATCTTGAGATAAAGGGTTTCTAATATCAGCACTTCTTAAATCTTTTGGTGTAATTCTTATATTACCTCTTGAAAGCATAAATAATAAGTGACACATAAATTGCTGATACTTTTGTTCTTTACTCATTTCAAGAGTAAAATAAAATATCTTTAATCTAATTTTTTCTTTATTTTTTAATGCATAAAAATAAGGAGTATAAAGAAATAAATAATCAGATAATTGTGTCTTACCTACTTTAGTACTTGCTGTAACATGATAGGTTGTTTTCTGCTCAATTCCAGGCAATTCTGTAGAGAATCTATGTAAACTAAAAGGTATTGAATTAACTTTACCTTCTTCTAATCTATTCTTTCTTGTTATTAAATCATCTATAACTCTATTATATAATTCCATTATAATAGTTCATCAATTCTAATTAAAAAACTAACTATATCACTTTCAGTTAATCCTTCTTCTTCATATTTTTCTTCTGCTTCATTCATGATATTATCAATATCCTCTTTAAGCAAAGGGAAGTCACTAATTAGCTTTTTAGCATGTTCTCTTAATCTTTTCATCATCTTCATTTTTTACTTTAATTTACTAGTCCAATTTTGGTCTAATCTATTCTCAACAGCACCAGCATTCTCAATATAATTCATCAACTCACTTACTTCATCACCTTTATCAGGACTTTTTTTCCAAATAAAGTATTTAAGTAATTGCATATAAGTTATATCATTCTTAAAAGACTGCATATATCTTGTAGTTGCATCTACTAATTGTTCATCTGTATAGTTACTACCATATTTTTTAAAAAAAGATTGTAGTTTCTTTACAATATCAGGAACATTACCTCTCCAGTAATAATTAGTTCCTTGCTTCTTACCTTCAGGATAAATGACTTGTAATTTAACAGCAAGTGCTTTTAATCTATCTAAGGCAGGTACATCTTTATCAGACTCTAATGTAAGGTCCTCTAATACTGCTACTCCTTTATCCATTATAAAAAGTTCATTAGTAGGTTTAGTCATAAAATACTTTCTACTAACATATCCTTTCTCTAATAAAATAGGAACAGTTTTATCCAAATCTACATGGTAATATAAAGCTAGTAATACAACAGCTTCTTGGAAGCTAACATTATGTTTCTCTAATATATTAGAGGTTATATTAATACCATTACTCATTTTTTTCCTCCAATTTTTTTCTTAATTTATTAGCAATAAATAATCTTTTAAACTTAGGTCTAATTAGGACATCTCCTATAAATTTTACCTTAGCTTCATCTTTAATATTATCTAATTTAGCAATTTTTTCAATATTTATTAATTTACTCTGTACAGAATTACTATTATATGCTTCCATAATAATAGTTGCTGCTTCAATTCCATAAGAAAGGATAACATTTATATTAATATTATCCTTTCTAGGAATATTCTCTTTAACTGAATTCATAATAAAACTTTTTTAAGATTATAAAATATCTATTTCCTCTGCACTTGTAACTATGTTAATATATTCAGGGTCTATATCCTTGATTATATTTTGCATGTACTCTTCATCTCTGGTATCTTTATAATAAAATACTAATAAAATTGGCTCATCTGCTCTTAAAGTTCTACCACTTTTTTGTGTAAATGGTCTTTCTACTCCATCTAATTGAATAATTACTCCTGCTTCAATACCTGAAAGATTTTGACCCTCTTGCAACATTCCTACTGCAAAGATACTATTTATTTTCCTTTTATCAAAATTATCAATAACTTCAGCTGGTGTACTATCTTTCATTTTAGAATGTATAGCATTCTTTTTACCTAATAATTCAGCTTGTACAATACTACCACAAAAACAAATAAATCTCTTTTTCTTAAGTAACTTAATAAAAGGTTTTACTTTATTTGTCTTAGAATCAGCTAGAAATCTCTTTCTCTCAGACCCTATTAACATCCATTTTACCTTAGCAAATTCTTGTCTTGTTCTCATATAAAGATTCTTGTAATAAATGAATTGAGCATTTAAATGAAAATTCTTTTCATATTGAGTACAGGAAATTACTAATTTTACATTAGGATATGTATCTTTTTTATGCGTTAAATATTGCCATCTATCACCATAATTACAGTAAATAGTAACTCTATCTTTTACTTTACCCCATGATTCTTCTACAATACAGTCTCTAATAACTTTTTCAAGTGTGAGAGGTATAAGAAAAATTCTAGGTTTAGGGAGTATACCCCATAGAATAGCTTGTTTTAAAGATATTTTAAATTCTTTAAACTTACCATAGATTCCTTCAATATAGTACTTATTTTCCACTCCTAATGTAGCAGTTAATAACACTATTTTATTAGCCTTAATAGTAGATAAATAATCTAATCTTATCTCTGAAGCAGCATGATGCCCCTCATCTAAACATAATAAATCAATATTATCATTAACATTGTTTTTAAGAGAAGCATAGCAGAATATCTTAGTTTTTTTAAGTAATTCTTCTTTACCATGCTTTTTATACTCATCTTCCCAGTTTTTAATATGAGCTATTTCTGCTACTACAATCCAAGTAATCTCAGCTTTAAGATATTCTTGTATTTTAATAAAAGCATAACTTTTACCACAACCAGTTGCCCATGATAATAATAATCTGTTATTAGTACTTATTAGGCTAATAGATTCACTTTGTATGTCATCTTTAGTCATTTTTTACTTCTTCTCTCTATTTTTTAAAATCTCTAAAGCAGCTTCAATACCTTTTAATAAAGCAGCATCATAATCTTTTCCATGTGGAATAAATGTAGCCATTCTATTAAAACTAGCATAAGTCCTATTATAACTATTAATATCAAATAATTCTGCCCAATATAATCTTTCTTCTCTTGTAGTTGAATAAGTAATATCTATTCTAATATGAATATTTTGAGTATCTCTTAACCAAGCTTGTATATCTGTCATAAAATTATGACAATTACTAACAGGACATCCTAGTTTAATATATTCTTGTAGTATATCCATTTTAAATACCTTTAGAGGAAAGAAGTTTATAAATACCACTTACTGTCTTACCCTCAAATAGACCTTCATGATTAGCCTTAAAATAAGCCATACATACTCCTATTGAAGTAAAGCATTGTTCTGTAATAATATCACTTATTTCTTCTTTACTTAATTGAGTAGGAAGGAATAAATTTAATAACAAATTCTCATCCTCTAATTCTTTAGTTGCTACACACTTATTATTATCAGTAATAATACCTTTAATAATTCTTATAACATCAGAATCACTAGGATTTCTAGGGTCTTTAGTATTTAATTTGCTATTTAATTCCTCATCTCTTGAAATCTCTGCAAGAACAATACCTAGAATTACTCTACTCTCTTTATGAGTATTTCTATAGGTAATAATTTTTTCTAACAATGTACTTTCTGCCATTCTACCATCTGTTTTAATTTATAAATATACTTCTTATCTTTAGCATATTTTATTCTTTTTAAGAAACTAAAGTAATCCTCACTGGGAGGTTTAAATCTAGCTTGTATGAATAAAGAATATGCTTTTACTGATTCATGCCAATGATTAAATTTCATATACTTACCATTTTGTCCTGTTAGACCAAATAAGTTCTTTCTTAGTATAAAATTATTAGATTTAAAATGACTTGATTCTAGTAAAGCTTGTACTAATACTACATTTTTACATTTTATACTATAATAATCTAAACATTTATTTAGTTCTACAATACTTATAGAATCTGAATTTAAGAAGTTAGGTCTTATCTCAGGCAATAAAATGCCTATATGAGGTCTACTATCTATATACTCAGTTCTAACAACTCTAGGACTACAAGAAGATATAATATTTAACACCACTAACATAATAATTACTACTTTCTCTCTCATACTTTATTATTTAATTAATACTAAATTCTTTCTCTCTCTCTCTGTTTCTTTTTAAAACCTTTCATTAACATAGTAATACCTAAGTCAAATTTTTGTAAATCTGTACTTAAAGTGTTTCTTCTAATTAAATCTTTGTTTATGAATCTTTTCCTTCTCTTTGCTGTATAAGCTACATCTAATCTTCTTATAGCCATGAGTAAAAGACCTTTTCTCTCTTGAGTACTAAATACTAAATCATACTCTTTATCATTAAATCTTTTTCTCATAATTTTTTACTATTATGATAAATAATAAACCCTTGAGTAAACATTATACAAATAATTAAAAACCATTTACCTATAAAGTTATATTTAGTACTAGATATTAAATCAATTTGTACATGCATACAGATAGTTATAAATCCAATAGTTGCTAATAAGATATAGACAAATCCTAATACTTTGTTTAATTTTTTGCCTGCCATAATGTGATTTGTTTTTAAGTTATTAAAATAATTGATTAATGTATTGATTAATGTATTGATTATCAACACTTTGGTGGAGCTAGAGGGAGTCGAACCCTCGTGTTATCTTAATACTTACTAATAATCTTATATATGCTTAGTATTTACTGTACTTTTTCAGCTATTTCTAGTAATAGAGTGAAATATTGAAAACTCTAGGACTGTTTGGGACACAAACAGACACCACCATGCAATGAGATTGCAATACTTAATATTCCTCAGTAAGGAGGCAATATATCTCAAGACTTTTTAAGAAAGTTTAAACTTTTTACAACTTTATTTGATAAGGTTGTTGTCACCCCAGTTCTCTTACGCTACTAAAGCAAGCTTTGCAGCAGGAACAAAAACAATAGTTTTGCCTGTTATTCTTCTTTGAGTATTTAAAGGACTCCTCCATGCATAAATTACTACTTTTCTTGAGATAGTCTAAACCAACTAGCCCCAGTTTTTTATTTAAAAATAAGAGTATAACATAGTTACCTATGTTATACCCTTAATAAATTAACTAACTTCACAGTCTGCTAATTTTCAGTGTTAAATTTTCTATTTTAATAAGAAATTTAATACTTATAATACACAATACACATAAATAAAACCGTTATCAAATGTTTAATATTTTATATTTTTACTTTAATAGAATTAAAAAGTAAATAGCATGACTATTAAAGCCATGCTATTTAAAAATAATTCTATCACCTCTTAAGCCTTCAGTTATTTTTTCAAATCCTCTATGTATTTCATTCAATTAATTTAATATAATTTAGTCTTTCAGATTCATGCTATAGTGTTTCACTGATGAGAGCATTATCTCATTCAAAGAGGAGTATTTAGATTATTGTTGTCTACAAGTTTTATATACCAAACAGTATATGGGGAGACACTTACCCTGCTTGATTTAAGAATCTCACTTAAATCTCCTTAACTTCATATTATATTATATAATATGTAAGGTATGGGTCTAACCAGCCTAGATTATTACTAATCTATTTTTATTTTAGCATAGCTTCTAACTCTTCATCAGAAATTTGAGTAATTTTCAACTCTTTTCTTCTTGCTATTTCAACAAGAATTTTCTGATTATTTTCTTTAATAGCAGCAGCATCTCTAAGAGTTTTAGCTGCATCCTTTTTAGTAATGTAAATATCTTTTAAGATATTAAAAGATAATTCAATTAACTTATCAACTTTACTTTCAGATTCTTCTAAAAAGTCAAGTTCATCATCATCACTAGCTTTAAGAGATTTCTTAATAGCTTTAATAGTGATTTTTAAAGTTGTTACAGAGATTACAATTGTGTACTGATGATTTAGGGTCTCTAAAAATAGGGTCATCTATAGGTGAAAAGGATTCTAAATATAAATCCCAAGCTTGTTGTCCAGTAATACTACTTCTAAATAGCTTACCTCTCTCGCACATTTTATCAAATTGTGCTTGCATTAATTGATTTAATTCTTTCATTTATTTAATGTTTTGATTTATAATCTAAAAGTATTTATTAGCACCCTCCTCCTTAGACTCACTAAGATTTATTCCACGCATTTAAGGTAGGGTCACATTATAACAATCTCAGGTTAGTAGCCCAATGCTATAATTTGCTGAGAACTCATTTGTGTTGATATACTACTTAGGATATATTCCCTACACCTTTCCTTTCTCAAAGGAACAACACATTCAGACTCTCATCTGATATCCAATTATTTAAGTGGTTTTCAATGTTTAGTCCACTATTTCTCAAAATAATAATCAATAGATTTGGTAATATGAGATATTTTACTTATATTTGTATTTTAAGATTTAAAATTATGAATAAAGAAACTTTAATTAATCTGATTAATCAGAATTTAAGCACTTGGCAGATTGCTGAACAATCTAATACTACTCAAGCTAATGTAAGATATTGGCTTAAAAAGTATGATTTACAAACTATTAGAACTATTAATAAAGAGAATGAATTAAAATTATGCCCTAAATGTAATACATCTAAGTTAAAATCTGAATTTTATCAATATAAGAAAAGTAGTTCTTATTGTAAATCTTGTATTGTTGAATCTAATTTAGAAAGACAAAGAGATACTAAATCTTTAGCTGTTGAATATAAAGGAGGAAAATGTTCTATATGTGGTTACAATAAATCTATTGCAGCTTTAGAATTTCATCATTTAAATCCAACAGAAAAAGATAAAGATTACTTTAATATGAGAGCAGGATTAACTCCTACTCTAAAAATAGAATTGGATAAATGTGTACTTCTTTGTGCAAATTGTCATAGAGAAACACATCATTTAATTCAATAATTACCTCTTATTAGTTAGGTAACATGCATCATTATTTACAATCACAATACCTGCATTAGTACAATGAATAATTGAGTTAGCTGAAGCTACAGAACAATCAAATTCAAGTATTGGATTCATATCTAATAATCTAGCAAATTGTATTTTATTATCATAAGGTATTACTGCTAAATCATTATTAAGCACATCAAAGTATTTTAATTCGGTCTCAGAAGCTAAATAAGTAAGTTTTAGATTTGAGATACTAGCATATTGATAAGTTACCTTCTCATTAGCTATTTCTTCAAGTAAAACTAAGTTTCCTCTTTGAATTATATTCTTAATTGCTATATCAGCCATTACATAGTTTAAACTATTCTTTTCACAATACATCAATACAGTTTTACCTGATACACTCTGATAAATACTATCTATCTGAGTAAATCCTCTACCATATACAGAAGTTATAGTATAAGATAATCCTAATAAACTTTTACTTAAATCAAAATTATACAGTTTATCTTCTGTTACTAATACAAGATTAGAACCATATAAATCAGCTTTGATTTTAATAGTACTAGGAACACTAGCTATATGTTCTAATTTAGGATAGAGTTGAAGTAAGTTACCATTACTATTGAGACAATAAATAGCTTTTTCATATACAAAAAACTTAGGATTTTTAGCAGTTATTTTGTCACTTTTTACAAGAGTAGCAGTACCTTTAAGTGAGGTATCATATATAAAATACTCACCTCTAACTGTATACAATAATAACAAATCCTTACTAGCAGTTGATTGAATAATCTGAGTACCTACTCCTCCAAACATTGTTCTTACAGTCATATTAGCTGATTGTATATTTACAGGTTGTTTAATTACAGTATTAATAATCATAGTATTAAGACTTATAATAAATCTTTCTCCATTATTAAATACTCTATTAAATTGATTGAGTAACATATTATCAGAAATAGGCTCATAGCACTTAGGAATTATAATATCAGGAGAATTAGACAATATTGATTCCTTCTTAATCATTCTATCTGCTATCTTAGGTATCTTTTTATGCATACCTTTGAATGGGTGTACATAAGTAAGCATATTAAATACCAAAATAGACAAGGCAAAATAATCAGAATTAATAGATACATCTCCATTAAATAAAAAGTCCCTAACATCTTCTAATAACACACCTGAATGTTTAAATCCAGGGGTCTGAAAGGAATCAGTATCTATAAAATACACAATTCCATCTCTATTAATTAAGATATTATAAGGATTTAAATCTCCTATAACTACCTGATTGCTATGAGCATATTTAACACCTTGTATTAAAGCTTCAATTACTTTTTTCTTTGTATCTAAAGTAATTGATTCTCTATTACAAAACACTTTATTTAATAATGAAACTAAAGGAAAGAAATCACTAGGAATTTTCCTCATTGAGAATCCAAGAACATGTTTATTAGCATCATAAAGTAATGATTCAGGCTTGATAAACATGGGATTATCTAATTTGTGTAATTCTAGAAATTTACTTTCAGCAATAGGTTTAACATTGGGAAGATACAATTTAACCACATGGTTAGCATCCAAATCAAGGACTCTTCCTTCTCCACCTCTTGCAATCTCTTTAGATTCATTAATATCATAAAGTAGTTGACCATTCTTATCAAATACTTTCATCAGTTGGCTCTTTTATGAATCTAACAATACTAATATCATCAAAATTAATATAACCTTTTTTTCTAAAAATGTTATACTTTCTTGATAACATAGCATCTGACCCTATTAAACTTCTATCATTTAAGAATGTATCAATTGCTAATGCTGTAGCATCTTCTTTAAGTGCATTTCTAAATGAACAGATACCATCACTACAGATACTTACATCTTTTTTAAATGTAAATGAATGTAGATTAGTATGTTTAGCCATTACTAGTGTAGGATTCTTATCTAAGTAGTAAGCCATATAATCAGGAGCATTATCTTTAGATTCAAGAATTATTAATTCATCATCCACTTTTATTACTCCATCACCTGAGCTAAGAATTAAAACTTCATCACCTCTAATAATACAAATTATCATAGTTGATACTAATTCTAATTCTTTTAAATCTAATAAATGTTGTACTTCTTTAAATCCATCAAATATATCATGAAATAGTATATTCATAATAAAATGAAGATTTAAATCAGCTACATTCTTAAAATTATTACAGGAATGTTTTAATACTTTAACTAATAGAGAAGAAGCAAAATGAGAATCCATACCGGTGGAGCAACCATCAAAGATTGCTCCAATGTATAAAGGTTCTTTTGCATCTTGAACTCTAAAGAATAAGGAATCCTCACAATAAGTGAGATGGTCATCTCCTTTTTTAACAAGAGTTCTAACTTCCATTAGAAAGTTACATCTAAAGGATTAGCACCACTACTTGATTTAGAGATAGAAGAAGAAATGAAATTAATCATTTTTCTTATCTCAGCACCAGTATTACCTACTTTAGCCAAATGTTGAATACCCATTAACTTTTGAGCTCTCTCAAAAGAAGAATCATCTCCTACTCCAAATAAGATTGAAGTAAAAGAAAAGGCACTTGCTTCATTTTTAGCAATATCATCAAGAGTAGTTTTAACAGCATCAGCTGCACCTCTCTGTGATGAATTATCTTCACCATCAGTAATTACAAATACTAATGTTTTAACATTAATACCAGTATTTTCAAGGTTCTCTCTGTACTCAATAGCATTTTTAATACCTTGAGCCACTGCATCATATAAAGCTGTACCATGACCTGATGGAGTAAATTGAATAGTTGGTACTCCAATAATAGGTTGGAATCCACTTCTTACTTTAACTTTATCATGGAATTCTACAATAGAAACAAATAATCTATCATGAATATGACTTTGTTGCATAGTTTGAATAAAATCATTGAAGGCATTATTCAAGTCACTAGAATATGGGTATATTGATGGAGAAATATCCACAATGAATACAGCATTAATAGTTTCTTCTACTTGAATTTGCTCTGGGTCAAAATTATTAAAATCCAGAGATAAGTCTAAATCATTAAAATCCATGATAGTTACAGTTTAATATTGGTTGATATTTCAAATTTAATTCCCATAGCTTGAGCATCTGCATAAATACTATCAGCCATATGTTCAAATCCTGTTACAGGACTCATACAGTCAGTTAAGATTATAAATTTCTTAGCTAACTCAGGAAATTGCATGGCTTGTTTAAGAGTATTAGCCACACAATGAGATTGTGCTTCTCCTGCAAAGTAAATAACATCAAATGTTTCCAGCTTTTGTAACAAAGCTTGATTCAATTGAGTCTCAGGATGTCCTGCTACTGGAATATTTGCTCTGAATGCACCAAAGTGTTCAGTTAAGGGATAAGTTCCTTTTGCTACTACTTGATAGAAAGATTTTGTTTCTCTAGCCCAAGCTGTAACAGCATCCATAATAGGCTCAACAAAAGAAGCTCCTTTAGTTCCAATAACACAATGCTCAGCCCAAATACAATGAGGGAATTCTCCTTGTTTCTCAAGTTCCTCAATATACTTAGTAGCTTCATTAGGCACAAATCTTGGACTCCATTTACCATCTAACACATCTTGATATGTTATGATTGTAAAAATAGGTGGGAAATTACCATCTTTATCTGTCCAAAATCCTGGGTGAGCAATATCTAATACTTGGTGACTGTCCATAGTCATACCAATGTAATTAATGCTGTTTTTATTTTTAGTAATAAATTCAGCTAGTCTCAACATGTCTTTATCTGCATTATCTACAAATAATGATCCTTTTGGGTCACAAAAGTCAAATTGAGCATCTATAATTAAAAGAGCTATTTTTTTATACATTGTGTAAATATTTAATAAGTGAATTTAAATCTTTTTAGTGAGAAATGTAATAATTTTACCTGCTTTATATACAATATTCTTATCATCAGTATAATACTGAATTATTAGATTTATAATAAAAGCTAATGACATAATAATATTAATAAAAGGAATAAAGAATGTTATTCCCATTACTATATATACAATTAATGGATATTTTACTCTTTCAGTAGCTACTGAATCTTCAATTAATTCTAATTTATTAGAGTAAAATCCAGTATTTTTTCTAAAACAATCTTCAGTATATCTATAAGATTGTTTTAGCATATTGTATAATAGAATATACAATATTAAAGCTATGATATATCCTATCCACATAGTACTACTTAATTAATAGTCCACCATTAACTCCATAAGTAGTAGGATATTTACCATCCCATACTTTTAATCTTTGTAATTCTACAAGAGCAGGAGTTAAAGATTTTGATACTTTCTGATTATAATATTCTTCTGCATCTGCTTCAATTTTTCTTGCATCTGCACGTCCTTTTGCTTCAGCTATAGCTATATTGGCATGAGCTGTTGCAAGAGCAACTTTATTCTCTTCCTTTTGAGCATCTTGAGTCATTGCAACTTTAGCATCTAAAGCATCTTTTATAGATTTAGGTATTCTTACTGAACCAATTAGATATATATTATCAATTAATATACCATCATTCTTAAGATTAGCTGTTACAACCTTTTTAACTGAATCAATTAATAATCCTTTACCAGCACCATACACTGATTCAACAGGCATATTACCACTAATTCTATTCAATGCATCTCTTACTGTATTCCTTAATACTATACTTCTTATTTCTTCAACTTGTTTATGATAGGTAGTATACATATGAGGTAATTTATCAAAATCAAAATGCATAGCTATTCCTAAATCAACTGCACATTCCATTCCTTCTTTTGTTTGAAATGTAAATTCTTCATTGTCTTTAGAACCTTCAGTTGAACTGGCAGTAAATGTATAATTAACCTTAAAGGTAGGGAAATCATAGTAGTTTTGACCCCATGATTCAAAATAATTACCTGGTCCAACTGCTTTAGGTTGTACTCCTTTATTATCACCATACTTTTCAAGAATAACTGAAGCTGAGCCTATCTCAGTTCTGTGCATACAACTTGTGAGAGTCATAGTCAAAGCTACCATAAGTAGCATAGAAAAAATCTTTAATCCTTTCATCTTTTTACTTTTTTTGTTTGTTTTTAATTATTATTTTGAGAATTTAAATCCTGATATAAGAAAATACCAAATCTGATTATTTTATATAATGCAAATAGTATTAAAATTGCTGAGATACTTATACCTCCAATAAATGCAATAGTACTTGCCTGACTCATAAGTCTAGGTATTTCTATTGCAAATGCTATAAAATAAATTGCTATAAATATAAGCAATTTAATAGTAAAGGTTGTATAAGTAATTTTATTAAACTGTTTCATTTAATGTTTATATTTACTATGAACTTCTTCATGATTATCTATTAGTTTAGATAACCATTTTGCTAATTTAAAAAATGTTATCACTATTAAAACTAATTCAATACCTACAGCAATAATAGTTGTAAGAAATATTTCTAATTTTAATAATGCAGGGACCACTAAGAACATTAATATAACATATATCAATATCCATAGAACATATTTACCTAGTATTAATAGCAGGTAATTAAATTTATAAGAACTCATGCTATAAAAGCTTTAATTATAATTACAATAATAATAATTAAGAATAAATGATATATAAAGAATCTTCTTATTGTATCAATTCTTATAAATAGAATGTTAGTTTGTATTATCTTATATAATAAATATATAAGTCCTAATCCAGGAATTAAACTAACAATAAAAGGATAATGATTATGCATATTATATTTTTTTAATAGTTTAAACTTATTAGATTCTAGGTCTAAGAAGATAGATAAAATATATTACTTTATACTTACCTCATTATTATTCACTGTTTTAGTAGGATGTTCAGGTATATTAAACCATCCAATTACACCACCTATAGGGGGCATAAATATACCTACAGTATAAAGAACTTCTCTTTTACCTAGATTATTTATATCCCAATCAGATTTAATATCTTTTACAATACATTGAATCCATCCTATTATTAGGAAAATTACTACTATGAATGTAAAACATCCTGAACCTTGTGCTATATGATTATAGCCAAAATTGCCACCACTTCTTCTCATACTTTCTAATTAATTTATTTATAAATTTTAATCTTACTTTAAAATCTCCTTGTTTCCACCAATATAAACTAATGCAATATTCCTTATGAAATTCATCATAATTTTTATAAGGTTTTTTAGGTCTGTTTATTGATAAAAACCTATTTAATGTTATATACTCATATGTATTAAGTGTACCATCAAATAATAAACAATGTGTCATATTACATAATCCTAAACTATCAGAATATTTATCTGATATTATAGCATCTCTTAATAGTATTAATAATGTTTTTATTCCTCTTTCTATAAGAGTATTATCTATTCCAGTTATTGAATTATCCATATGATTTTAATTTTAGAAGAGTTATATCTATATAGTACTTTGTAAGCTTTTATTATTAGCTTCTATATGATATAACTCTTACTTATTACTTAGTAGTAATAATATTATTTTCCTTAAACACATTATGAATCTGTTCAATCTCTGCTCTTTTAAGCTGATGAATAGTTTTACCCTCAAAATAAGCATCAGATTTATACAATCTTTTCTCATCAGTGGTTAATTCTCTCCACCATAATATAGCAGCTTTTCTTGACTCTAAAGTACTAGGATTTACTACTTTAGTTTCTTGAATTTCTTCATTAGTATCATCAGATACTTCTACTGGGATTACTTTTTTAGGTTTCTTAAGTAACACTAGGCTTATAATACTTCCTACAATAATAATAATTAATGGAATACTCATGATTTGTAAATGTTTTTGTATTAGTTAATAAATAATTTGTTTATATAATTTAAAGATTTTCTTTAATCCAATATTTCCAAATTTCATCTTCAGTATTAAATCTATGATTATGGTCTTGAGCTAAGAATTTAAGAAAATTTAATCCTATTTCTTTTATCTCTTTTCTATTCCAAAGTTCTTTTACTTCTTTAATAGTGATAGTATTTTTTTTAGGATTTATTTTAATAGTATCAAATACTGGTGATGCACCATTATCCATCCATTTATTATAATCAGCTTTATCATATTCAACTAAAACATCAGTAATAACATTACCTTTATTATATTCTTCAATATATTTTTCAATAAATTGTTGAGAAAGTTTAGGTATAATTGCTTGTAATGAATTAGGTGATATTTTAAAATCAGTCGTTGCAATTATTTTAGAAGAATATACATTATTATGTTGTCCTATACTTTGCATCATTCTGTCATAACTCCAATCATTTTCTTTTATTTCTTCATCAGAAGTAATATAAAGATGTTGAGAAATATCAGGTAAAGTTCTAAAAATATTAAATCCAATTGATAATTTACTATCACAATCAAAGTATATAATACTTTGTGCTTTTTCATTAGTAGGAAGCATAACTACTTTACAATTCTTATAATATTTACTATTAATTTCTTTTAACTGTGACATAATGTTCTTAAGTACTAAGATTAATAATTTATTTAATTGTGATTCAGAAGGGATTCAAACCCTTGACCCCTACCTTAGAAGGGTAGTGCTCTATTCAGCTGAGCTACTGAACCGTTTAAAATAAGTCTTAACTATTAGCTAAGACTTATATTATGGTATTTAATTTATTCTTTTTAAGCTTCTGCTTTTTCTACTTCTTGAGCAAGAATGGGAGAATCATCTTTTTCTCTCTCATTAATTTCCCTCATACTATCTTCAATATCACAACTACCTGCATTTGGGCAATTGTCACAATCATGAGAATGAGTTCTACTTAATAAGTTTGCTTGGTCAATTAAATCTTTATTCATTATATCCTCAGGAGTAATCTTAATTTCTTCCCTTTGTTCAGGATGTTCAAGATTATAAGCCTTTAATTCTTCAGATATTCTAGCCAAAGCTGAGACAATAGAATCAGATTCTATTTTATCTAAACCTTTATCAGGAAGTAATAAACATAATGCAAGTAATCCTGCAAGATATTTATCTTTATCTTCTTCAGTAATACCTTCTTTAAGATATTCAGTAGAATACTTAGAGAATAATGTAATCAGGAAATTAAAGCTACAAATTTTAGCTAATAACATTAATGCAATTTTTAACATAATGAATAATTTTGAGTGTTTTGTTTATAAATGTTTAATACTAATATTTAATAAAATAGGAATATAAACTCCTGTTTGAATAAAAGGAATTATAGTTACTTTACCTTGTTTATAAAGTAATAGTAACATATCTATTTCCTCACTTGTTAGTGTGTCCATATAATTCACAATTATGAGGTTCAACATATAAATCCTTGTTATTGGGGTCAGTATCTTCAATATAAATTCTTACTCCTGATAAAGGTATTACTACTACTCTATCAACAGTAAGAATTTGTGTTATGACTCCTGTACTAACAATAACTTGGTTACCTTTTTCTAATAAATGAGCTTGTTTAATGGTCATCTTAATAGGGCTATTTTATAATCAATTTGAGCATGAATAGAATCACAATCATAGTTTAATGGAACTGAATCATTAAACTTCTTATAAGCTTCAGTTTTACTTGTAGCTTTAATAATGGCTTGATTACAATCACCTAAATGATAAGTACTATCATCATGGTCTTTATAATATACTTCATAATCCACTATAAATAATGAATCATGAGTATGAGCAGGAACAGGCAAGAATACAGCAATAATAATACTAATTATTATTATGATAGAAACAGTAATAAAAAATGTTTTTCTTTGCATTTTAATAGATTTAATAATGACTATTGTTTTGGGTTTAATAAATACCCTAGAGTATTTTCGTCTGCTACATGAGTATTAATTATATTATTTACCTCAGAGTATATCCAATTCTCAAAATGAGATTTCTTATATTCTGATATTTTCTTTAATATACTTAATATATCATACAATTCTTTCTCAGCTTGTTTGAGGTCAAAGGATTTACTACTAGTCATATCAAATCCTGCATTCTGTAATAATACACTAATAGTAGCATAATTATCAGATTTCCAGTGATTTGAAATGTCTTGTACAATAGCTTGAAAAGCTCTTATTTCCTTTTTGATTAAAATTAAAGTATTTACTTTCATCTTGATTAATAGTTTTTTAATGGTTTAATTCTCAACTATTAATATAGATTAGTTGAGATAGTTTAATAATAATGTTTCATTTTTCTTGAATTATAGTGAATAATTAGTAAAAAAGAATTAGACAGGTAAATAAAAAATAAACTATAACTAGTCCAATAGAGTGTGTTAATACATCTTTATTTAGACTTAGTTATAGAATTATACTATCAAATAACTGATGTTTATAATTTTTAATTGGTTTGTTCTTGCTTATCAGGTTCATAATAAACCTTAGCAGGATGAGTTAATTGGATATCTAATACTTTAGTAAATAAATAGAAAAATCCTATTATAACTACTAAAGCAATGATTAATCCAGTTACTTTTACATGGATAACTTTGATTGTTTTCATTAGGACTATTGATTATTGATTGTTGATTAAAAATAAAATAACTCTCTTACTTGACCTGACTATCCTAAGTTATCAAAGATTAACTAGTATTCCTAATAGGGCTTTCTGTTGTCTTTCAGAGAGTTAAAAAATAATCTTAAACTATGGGTTGTATGCATTCTTTATCTCGTAGGCTTTACTTGCATAATATCAACTCTGACGTTTCTCAGCTTTTAGAGTCCATAATTTAAGATTAAGGGATTGTAATATAAATAAACAAGGCTCTTTACAATCTCAACAATAGTTAAGTTCTGCAAGTCTTATACAATTATTCATTGCCTTTAAATAGGATTAAACTTATTATATTCAGGGCTGTAATGTGACACCTGCTTGTTTAAAATTTACTACACTTATTACCACTATTATTTTCAAATGGCTGTATAGTTGATTTATATCTAGAGAGTATTCTAGTTATATTTCATTGGCTATTTAATATAATAAAGAGCTATTTAAACCCAAACAATACTCGTTTGTAGCTGAATACTCTCTAATATATTTTTTACTATTACTTAATCACTACCATCTAATCCTGGGTAGTCATAATCTTGTGAACAATCATCTAAATCACCATCAAGGTCATCTAAATCTCTTTTTCTATAAGCCATAATGGTTAAATTAAGATATTATTGTATCACAATTTTGTTGATTGGCAAATTTAATTGCTCTAGCTAATGACCTACTAGCACCTTTATTTTTATTAGGTGCTAGTACATCTTCAAATTTATCAGTTTTATTGTTTTTACGTTTGGACTGTTTAACTGTACTTACTCTATGAATGGTCATAATATTTACTTTATTAGTTCATTAACATTATAATCAGTAAAGAAGTGTTTCATGATTGTACCTCTACCTGAGTAGGCAAAGATACTATCATTACTTTCTACAATAATAGTGTAAGACCTTGTATCTATATTACATATTTGGTCTATTATTCTCACAGAATCTTTAAATGAATTAAGATTCTCAATAAATTGAGTATCACTAATTAGTTCTAACTCAGGACTTGTGTTAATACTAGTATCTCTTTTGTAATTCTCAGGAGTACATGAAGTTATTACTATACTTAGTATAATAATAATAAATAAGATAGTTCTTTTCATTGTGTTTGTATGTGTAATTGTTGATTAATTAAAGAATTTAACTTCTCCAGTAGGATATGCAATGCATATTCTATTGCTATTAATACGTGTTTTCATTGTGTTTAATGTGTTTATTAATGTATTATTGATTATTGTATGTTAAGTTATAACAGTAAATACTGTTAAGTAATAATAAATGTATGTATTTGTTCTATATGTTGCTATCAGGCAATAAATAGTGGGTTGTTTATAGACATCAGATTATCAACACATTAGCTACATAAATCTAAAGTAATACTGTAGGTATGACCAATGTTAGAGATTTATTATTAAGGGTAATGTATAACTTTAACAATGTGAGTTCTATCAATGTAACAATGTGAAATGTATTAATGTATCAATGATTTAATGTTACTCTTAACAATAAAAAAAAGAACAGGAGATTGCTCTCCTGCTCTTAGTTTAGAATTTGCTTAGAATTCTGCCAATACAGCAGCATTGGTGTTTTCACCTAATTGGTGTAACATAAAGAATACACCACTTGGATTCCTTTCAGTTGGGTCACCTGTAACTTCAGATACAACTGGTTTGTCCATTGCAGCTAATGTACCAACTTTTTTGATACTGACTGAACCAACTACTTGGTTAAGGTCATTTAGCATACTTAAAGAACCTGCATTAAGTTCTTTCACTTTGATAACTTTTGTTCCAATAGAAGCTTTGAAGTCTTCTACACTCATAGTCTTATTAAAGACTAGAGGATTTGCATGTTCTGTCATAATGAATGTTGTTTAAAGAATGTAAATAATAAATGTTGATTAAATGAAATTTGCCAAATTTGAATGTCCCAGAGGGGGATATACCCAAGTGGCTAAGAGGTGGGGAGAGTCTGGATAGTTTATATATCACTTGTATAAAAATTTATAATTTTCAAAATTTTAGAGTATACATCACTTGCATAAACTTTTTTTATTTCAAAAAAAAAATTAGAATTTTTAAATTTTGAATATTCAGACTAGTTAGTATAATAGGTACATAGAAAGAAGAAGTAAAAAAGGAGTGTACTCAAAGTCTTGAAATATAGATAGATATATTTATTAAAACTTATTAACTTTTATTGTGTTGTGTATGTCAATTATTTTACTTATCTTTGTTGCATCTGATTAGAGTATTACTTTCTAATATCATCCAATCTTATATAAATAAGAAGAAATGTAAGTATTGGATTAGAAGTTGGGTTGTAAGTATACAAATATAGTATATTGAGATGTCCCCAATACAGATAAAAATGACTTATATATAAGTAAATTTCAGACACCCAAGTAATTGAGAAAAGGTAAAGGTAAAGTCTGTTGAGGGATAAAAGTAGAAATACTTTAAGACGTGGTTTATGAAGTTATAAGTTTATAAGGACTCTCAGCAATGAGAAGTTTTTTAGTCATTAACAATTTGGCTAGGACTTCTTATATCAATAATTAAATAAATAGAAATATTAAAAACAAATAAGGAATAGAACTTAATAGGGGATTGGGGATTGTTGTATGGCAAAGAAAACTCCATTTAAAGCCTTATTAAAGTTTATAAATTTGTAAATAAATAAATATTAATAGTATGAAATTAAAAGTAATGAACTTTAAGATTAAACTAGATATGTTTATGGTTAAATATAATAATAATATTATTACAAGTATTATTGCTATGTTGCCATTACTATATCTATTATTTTTACTGTAGGAGAAGGAGATAAATACATAAGAATCAAGGTCTAGGAAGATAGAAAAAATTAAATATAGTTTATTTTTATCTTCTTAATCAAGTTATATGCTTAGAAATTTTATAAAAGATTTGGTAATCTCAATTATTTTACATATCTTTGTATAGACTTTAAGAGATGTCTATATAATTATTAATTTTTAAACTCATATCCTACTATGAAAACAACTAAGAAATCACCTAAAAAGGGTGGTGGCAAATGCTAAAGATTTAGTAATTAAGGGGATAAGTAGTTATTCCCTTTTTTATTATTAATTTATAAAGTTTTAACTATATTTATTTGGTATATTAAGTAATTATACTTATCTTTGTGTATAATTTTAAAGGTAAGATAATGAATGAAGTAGAAAGATTTATATCAGTAGTAAGAGATTCTTTTATAGGGTCACAACAAGTATATACAGAAGGTAGTTGTTATCATTTTTATTTAATACTTAAAGAAGTATTTCCTACAGCTGAACCTTATTTTGATAAGGACCATGTTATTACTAAAATAGATGATAAATTTTATGATATTACTGGAGAAGTAAGAGGTGATTTAACTCTCTATAAGTATGAAAGATTACCTTCTTATGGATTAAAAAGTCCTTATAATATTTATAAGAATAATAACTAATAAAATAGTTTCCTAGTGTAATGGTAGCACAAGAGTCTTTGGTCCTCTTAGTTAAAGTTCAAATCTTTAGGAGACTACAATAATATGCCTTTATAGTGTAATGAATAGCACACGATTCTTCTAAGATTATAGTATAGGTTTGAATCCTATTAGGGGTACAATAATTAATAAATATGATACAAAGAGTTCCTGTATTGAGAGAATGTTCTTATAAAGAATATAATGATAACATAGATAAACATCCTGATGAATATCTTAGATTATTTGTAGTTGATAGTAATACTGAAAGTACTGAGGATATTACAAAAGAGGTTGATGATAATATTGATGCAATAGGTAATACTGATAAGAATAAGTTTTACAAAGTATTAGGATTAGTTAGTTCTCAAGAGTTAGAAAAAGATATACAACAAACACAACAAAGTAGTTTGTTGAATTAAATCATAAATGTTTTTAATAAAGTTGATTTAGCTATACTTAGTCTGTGAAGATAGAGATAGCACAAAAATATAGATATAGTTCAGTTGCTAGAATGCTTGGTTTGGGACCAAGAGGTCAAGAGTTGGAGTCTCTTTATCTATACAATTTATTTTAGAATTAAAATGGAAGAAGAAAAGAAAACATTAGAACCTTATCAACTAAGAGTTATTGATGAGTTTAAAGATATTGATTTTAAAGTAAGAAAGATAGAGAAATTTATATTAACTGATGTATATAAAAATTTATCTAAATCAGAACAAAGTATGATAGACTTACAGGTTATGTATATGACTGGTTATTATAAAGTTTTAATGGAAAGAATAAATAGATTTTAATAAGGGGTCTTAGCTCAATTGGCTAGAGCGATTGCTTTGCAAGCAATAGGTAGTGGGTTCAATCCCCACAGATTCCACATATGTTCTAATAGCTCAATTGGTTAGAGCTTTTGACTGTTAATCAAAGGGTTGTAGGTTCAAGTCCTACTTAGAACGCAGTATTAATTTAATTAAAAACAATGGCACAAATTGAAGTAATGTTAGAGATTATAGATGATGTAATTCCTTTATATCCTGATTTAGTATCAAAAGATTATAAAGAAACTATCATATATGATTATAAAAATTTATTAGATACTAAAGAATCTCTATATAAATATAGAGAAATAGTAAGAGAATTAGAAGTAGCTTTAAAAGAAAGAGAATATAAATTTAATAAACAATCTCAATTTTTTAATATTGTTTATAAGACTGAAATTAAACAAGGAGTTGATAAACCTGAATATGCTGATACTATGCATGTAAAGGGAAAAGTATATTAATATGACTTGGGAAGAAGCTTACTTAGAGATGGAGAAAGGTAATATTATTACCACTCCTAATAGTCCTAATTATTGTTTACTATATGCTCCTAATCATATATTAGTATTTTGTGAACCTGATAGATTATATCATATTAGTAGTAATAAAAGAATTAAAGAAGTTACTGATTATATAGTTGATAATACTAAGAGAGATATTATTAATAATTTAGTAATAAAACTAAAATAGTTTATTTTTATCTTCCTACTCAATTTTAAAGCGTATGAATAGATACTTTATAGTTAATCCAAATCTTTATATATCTAAAGATAAATACATAGTAAGACTAACTGAATACAATATTGATACTCATATCTTTAAAGGAACTAAGATTAGTTGGATTACAAATGATGAGGATGGTAAAATAGAAGATATTAGAATAGAAGATATTGAATTGGATGATAATAAATTATCAATATTTAAAGAAATAAATAAAAGAATTTTTTATAAGATATTATTAGTACTATTAAAGAATTCTTATTAACCTTAAAAACTTAATAAAATGGACAATTTTGATTTAGATTTAAGTCTAAGACCTAAGGGTGGTAGTGGTAATACTAGTGGTACTAGTACTTTTAAAGATTTTATATGTAAACTTGAAAGTTATAAAACTAAATTTAAGAATTTACATTGGGGAGCTATGAATGATACTTTACATTTAAGAGTAGACCAATTCTTAGATGAGTTAACTGACTTCCAAGATGAATTATCTGAGACAGGGCAAGGTATTATAGGATTCCAATTTGGACCTAATGATATAGTTACTACTCACTTAAATTATACTGACCCAATAGTAGCTTTAACTACTCTTAAAGATAAAACATTAGCATTTCATAAAAGTATTAATTCTAATCCTGAATTAATTGGTTTAGTAAATTCTGTAGAAGGATTTATGACTATAGTAGGAAAATTCTTATATTTATTTAGAATAGCTGCTAAGTAATTAGTCTAAGGACCAGTAGCTCAGTTGGTAGAGCACCTGACTCATAATCAGTAAGTCCCAAGTTCAATCCTTGGATGGTCCACTGTGTGGAAAGCTCTTATGGTGAGAGTGCCAAATTGTGGATTTGGAGGGAGGGTTCGAGTCCCTACTACACCCTTAATGGAAATATGGCAGACATGATGTATGCACTAGTTTGAAGCACTAGCTAAGGGAGTTTGAGTCTCTCTGTTTCCACAATATTAGTTAATACTTAAAACTTTAACAATAATAATTAGGTCATGTAGTTTATTTTACTTACCTTTGTATCAACAAATAAAAAATAAAGTATGAGTGTAGTTTTATTAAATAGTTTGAATGCTGATAGAGATTTTATTTTAAATCTTAATGGTATTTTTAATAATGGAAAAATTATAGATAAAAAATTATTTTTTCATTCTGAAATTTATATATATTCTAATTCTACAGTAGAAGGAGTAGTAATGTATGTACCTACTAATGAGGTTTTTCTTAGAATTAAAGTAACTTATCCTACCCAAAATATTGCTAATAAGAGTGCATGGATTATGACTAGTAACTTAGAAGAAGAATTATTAAGACAAATATTATTTGCTAAAGAAACTAATAATACTATAACTGATACTAAAGGTAATATTATTAAAACATTTGCTGATTATAAAAAAGAAATAATGCCTTGATGGTGGAATTGGTAGACACGCAGGACTTAAAATCCTGTGAGCAGTAATGCTCGTATGGGTTCAAGTCCCATTCAAGGTACAATTATTTAGTTTCTAACAAAGTGGATGGAAGTTAGAATTAAGTGGAGACATGTAATATTCCAACTAAATAATTTTTAAAATGCCAAATAAACTTTGATGATGAAGCCCACTCTTGTAAAGTGGTTTAACTAGGTTTGAGTCCTAGATTTGGCTCAAAAAAAAATAGCGGGTTAGAGCAGTCAGGTAGCTCAACAGACTCATAATCTGTAGGTCACTGGTTCAAATCCAGTACCCGCCACTAAATACTTTAAATATATAAATATGAATCTAATTCAAAGACTTAAAGCTCCAACACCTATAGTTTATAAAAAGTGGGGCAAAACATTTAAATGGATTGCAGGTGCTTTAATAGCAGGAACTGTAGGAGTTAATACAACAGGATTAACATTACCAACTAATTTTAATACTTACATAGCTTCTGCTATTTTTATAACTAGTGCAGTATCAACTGCTTGTTATGCTCAAGTAGAAGATAATACAAAAGAAGATGATACTAAAAACAACTAACTTTACTACTAGTAGGGACTTATGTAAATTTGTTAATGCTAATGGAATTACAAAAACTAATATAGCTGCTATCTTTATTAAAGATGATGCTTTATATTTATTATATTGGGATGAAATTAAATAATAATTAAAAATATTTGGGAGGATATTTATGAGTGAAAATTTAGAAGACACTAATGTTTATCATTATGACAAACTTAGTATAGAAAAGATTGAAAAAGTTATGATAGAAATGTCTAAAGAAGAAAAAAAGACATTTAATAGAAAAGTACAAGATACTGTAAAAGAAAAGTTTCCTGATTATAAAGAAGATGTAGATGAATTACCAGTACAAGTAAAAGCTCTTGAAGTAGGAGAAAGTTTTGAGGATAGAAGGATTAATAATCTTAAGAATCAAGGTATTGACTTAGAAAAACCTCATGATTTAGTTTATTTTGATGGTACTAGAAAACATAAATCTGTATGGAGAGCTATGAGAAGAGGTCATACAAGTGTTAATGGAGAAGAGTTTCCTAATAGACCTTTTAATAATAGGAAAGATAAAAAAATTAATGAGATTAAAAAAGACATTTATGGAGAATACAAAAAAGTTGCCAGTAGAGAATAAGACTACTACTGAAGAATATAATAATATTCCTGTACATTATTGTAGTAAATGTCTCTCATTAAAAATAATGAATTACGATAATAGTATAAGTTACTGTGATGATTGTGGTAGTACTGAAATAGAATCTACTCATATAAATAATTATTTACAACTAGTTAAAAACAAAAAAGAAGAAGATGGAAAAAGGAAATAAACTACATATTGTAGAAAAAGAAACAATATCTGATGACAAAGAAGTATTAGAAAGTGTTCAATCTAAACAAGAAGAGGTTAATCAAGAAGTATCTTATGAGCAAATGAAAACAATTGCTATACAAGCTACTCAACAAACAGAAATGCTTCAAAAAGAGTTACAAAGACTTCAACAAGAATCATTCTATATTAGATTAGACTTTTTATTTAAAGTAGTACAGTTTAATAAATCATTTCCACCATCATTTGTAAATAAATGTGCAAAAGAAATTGAGGGTAGTATAACTATTCCTGATTTAAAAAAATAAATATTAAGAGGTATGGCTAAAAATATAAATATACTTAGAATACCTACCTCATTAAATACTAAGTTTTTTAGATATTGGTTTGAATTTTTAGAACCAGTACACAAGTTAACTGGGAGAGAGATTGATGTTATTACCTCTTTTATTAAACATAGGTATTTATTATCTAAAGTAATTCAAGATGAAGATATTTTAGATAAGGTAGTCATGAGTGAAGATACTAAAAAGAAAATTAGAGAAGAATGTGACATTACTCTTTCTCATTTTCAAGTGATTATGAGTAAATTAAAAAAGAATAAACTTATAATTGATGGTAAAATAAATAAAAAGTATATTCCTAATATTGAGGAAAATGCTGGAGAATTTAGACTAATATTACATTTTGAGTTAAAGTAATATGATATATGACAAGTTATTTCAAAAAATTATTAAAGAATTAGCAGTTAAACATAATTTACCTGAAGAAGTTATTACAGTAGCTTATAGGTCTTATTGGGAGTTTGTAAAATCTACTATAAAAGAATTAGAACTAAAAGAAGGTATAACTGAAGAAGAGTTTAATAAATTAAGAACTAACTTTAATATACCTAGTATAGGTAAACTATATGTAACTTGGGATAAATTAGAAAAAATAAAAAAGAGAAGAATCTATATTAAAAATTTAAGGGAGAAGAAAGATGATTAAATTAAAGAAAATTACACCAATGTTTAATGGTATTATCACCACTGCTGATGTATATGAGCAAGATAGTGTATCAGCAGCAGGTATAATTGATGGTAAAACTAAGAAAGGTGCTTTAAAAGAGTATCAGACTGTAATATCAATTGGTAGTTCTGTTAGAGCTTGTAAAGTAGGAGATATGATTTGTGTAAATCCTAAAAGATATGAAGTTAGAAAGTATGGTAAGGATAGCACCAAAGAAGCTATGGTTGAAAATTATAATACAGTTGTTAGTTATAATTTTAATTTCATTGAGATTAATGATGAGTTATGTTTGCAATTATATGATGATGACATCAAATATGTAGTAGATGAATTTGAAGAAGTAGATGACCCAGTTATGGAACCACCTAAAGAGAAAAGTAATTTAATTTTACCACCAACCAATCTAATATTACCATAATACTTAACAATTAAAAAGCCTTTCTTACCAGTTAGGCTTTTTCTATATAAATTAAAATATGAAACTAGTAAAATTTGAGAATTATAAACTTACTATAAGTGAAGAAGCTTTATTTATAAAGTCTTTTGCAGCTCTATGGGATAGAGATAAATCAGTAGATAAAAGTAAAGCTTTATCAGAATTAGGATTTATTTACTTTCAATATGACCCAAGAAGTGACTACATGTATCTTGATGATGAAAATGAAAGATTTGAAAAGATTAAACAAAGTGAAGGTTTACCTTCTAATTGGAAACCTGATAAATTAATATTAGCAGCTATTAAAGATTATTTACCATTAGTTAATACAACTAGTTCATTATTATTAGAAGATACTAGAGGAGCTATAGCTAAAATTAGGAAGTTTTTAAGAGAATTAGATATGGATGCTACTGATGATAAAGGTAAACCAAAGTATACTATTAATACTATTACTTCTGCTGTTAATCAGATGCCTAAATTAGCTAAAGACTTAACTGTTGCTGAAAAAGAAATATCTAAAGAAATTACTGAGAATAGTAGAATGAGAGGTAAAAAAGAAAAGAAAATATGTGAGGATGGTATGTAATGGCTAATATAAAATATACATTAAGAGTAGAGGATTTAGCAATAGCTTTAAATAATCTTACTGGAAGTAAAGGACTTTATGTTATTAAAAGAAACATAGAAAAGAATGAACTCTTTGGAGCTATTAAAATCTTTACTATTGAACTATTATACAAAGAAATAGGTAAAGAAATAGTATCAGTATTAAGAAGTATTAGAAGTAATAAATGTACTACTGATGTAGAAGAATTAAATAACTGGAATGAAGTAAGTATTGAGTTTACAAAAGAAGTATTAAACTATATAAAATGGAAGAAATAATATTAAATAAGTATCAAACTCCTATTACAGAAGAGTATTTAGAATCTCTAAATCCTGAAGTAAAAGATGATTTATTAGATGCTATTACTAATATTGAATTTATAAAAAGATTAATAAGTCCTGATAGAAAATATGCTAAAGATTTAGATAGAAGAGCAGTAAGTATAGTTACTGATATTACTACTAATACAAGAGTAATTGAGAATAGAATTATAGTAGATATAGTTAATCCTCATATACTTGAAGATATGGAATATTTTAGACCAACAGGTAATCATTTTAGACAACATGGTACACTTACTAACTTAAGACCTAATGCTAATCCTAGTAGTGAATTTGGTAAATGGTTAAGACAAGAAAAGTTAAGAATTTGGTATGGAATGGTTAGACCTAGTGATGGTGAATGGATTACAGGAGATATGTATTTTTATTTAAACTATACTCCAATTATTCAATCTAAAATTAGAGAAGGTACTAAACAAGCTGATAGAGTTATTGACTTCCCTGAGGTATGGGAAGGTATTTACTTATGGTTTCATTATCAAGACCAAGCTAGAAATGGAGGTATATATAATAATTGGGAAGGAGCAGAACATGCTATACAGATAGCTAGACGTGGAGCTAGTAAGAGTTATAGTGCTGCTGCAAGACTTGCCAAGCTATTTATATGTGGAGAGAATGAGTTAGCATGTAAGTCAGTAAAAGGAGCTGTTACAGCTTATCAGAAAGAGTATTTAACTAAAGATGGTATTCTTAATAAGTTTATTGATATTATAGATTTTAATGCTGAACATACTCAATTTCCTTCTCAAAGATTAAAGGATTCTTTGGCAGATATGTCATGGATGATGGGATATAAAGATGCTGATACTAATACTAATAAGGGTACAGGTAATGAAGTTTTAGGTATATCAGCAAAAGATAATACTGATAAATCCAGGGGTAAAAGGTCTAATATTTTTATCTATGAAGAATTTGGAGCTTTCCCTAAATTTATTGATACATGGGGAGTTAATAAATCAAATGTTCAGGAAGATGATATTGTATTTGGTCAAGCTGTAGGATTTGGTACAGGAGGTTCTGAAGGTTCAGATTTTAGTGGAGCTTTAGAAATGATTTATAATCCTATTGGTTATGGTGTATATGCTTTACCTAATGTGTATGATAAAAATAGTCAAGGTAAACAAAAGACTGTATTCTTTTTTGGTTCTTATCTAAATAGAAAAGGGTGTTATAATAAGGATGGAGTATCTGATGTTATATTAGCTTTAACTAGAGAGTTTGAAGCTAGGTTTAAAGTTAAATATAATAGTAGTGACTCAATGGCTTTAACTAGAAAAAAAGCAGAGCAAGCTATTACTATTCAAGAAGCTGTAATGAAAAGAGAGGGAACTATTTATCCAGTAGCTGACCTTACAGATAGATTAAATGAATTAGATTTTAATCCTAAAAGTTATGATGATATCTTAGTAGGACTCATCTCTTTAGATAAGGATGCTGTAGTTAGATTTAAACCTAGTAGTGAAGTTAAACCTATTAGAGAATTCCCACATAAAGATAATAAATTAGAAGGATGTATTGAGATACATGCATTACCAGTAATGGATTCTAATAATAAAGTTTATAGAGGTAGATATATTGCAGGTATTGACCCTTATGATGATGATGCTTCAGGTACTTTATCTTTAGGTTCTTTATATATTTTAGATTTATATACTGATAAAATTGTATTTGAATATACAGGTAGACCTATGTTTGCTAATGATTTTTATGAGATTTGTAGAAGAGCTTTATTAATGTATAATGCTGAGTGTAACTATGAAAATAATAAGAAAGGTTTATTTACTTATTTTTCTACTCATAATTGTACTTACTTATTATCAGATAATCTTGAGTTTTTAAAAGATAAAGCTTCTACTAAGGTTGAAGCAAACTATGGAAATAAAGCTAAAGGTACTATATCATCTGCTCCTATTAAAGCTTATGGTAGGAGAGCAATTAAAGAATGGTTATTAAAACCTTATACTGTTACTAAAGTTATTGATAAAGAAGAAGTAGATGTAAAAGTACCTTTTCTTACTCAACTTAACTCAAGAGCACTTATCAAGGAATTAATACTATGGAATCCTGATGGTAACTTTGATAGACATGATGCTTTAGCTATGCTTATGTTAATAAGAGAAGATAAGTTAAGGTTATTTGGTACTAATACTCCTTCAGAATCTTTAGGTAAAGAGAGAGGAAGTGAATTAGCAGATGACCCATTTTTTACAAATAACTATAAACCTTATAAAGAAGATACTTTTACTAAGAATTACAAGGCATTAGGACTACATTTAGATAATAATCAAGAGTAAATTTAGTAATAAACTATACCTAAATACATTAGTTTTTTAATTATCTTATTGTATATATCATAAAATTTACATATCTTTGTATTTTAAAATTTAAAAAAATATGTTTCAAAATAATTTACCTCCACAACAAATATCCTTCTTAAGAAAAAATAAAGAATGGAGAAAGAAACATTTAGACTGGGCAGACCACAGAACATTTGCTACTGATAGTTTAGTAAGAAACTCTGTTATACATAAAAGAATCAATTATGATTTACTTAATGGTAAACTTAATGTAGATGATATGAATCAAGTATTAAATCCTGACTCTATACAAGCAGGATTTATACCTGAACATATTACTCATTATCCTATTATGAATGCTAAATTAAATGTTCTTAGAGGTGAAGAATCTAAAAGAAGATTTGATTTCAGAATGATAGTAACCAATCCAAATGCTATATCTGAGATAGAAGATAAAAAGAAAGAATTATTATTTGCTGATGTAAAAAAGTTAGTATCTAAGAATGGCTTATCAGATGACCAGTTTAATGGTGAACTAGATAAAATAAATGACTATTATAGTTATGAGTATCAAGATATTAGAGAGATTAGAGCTAATGCTTTAATACAACATTATACTAAAGAATTAGAAATTCCTACTACATTTAACGCAGGTTTTGTAGACGCTATGAGTGTTGGTGAAGAAATTTATCAATCTGATATAGTATCAGGAGAACCAACCTTTCAAAGAATTAATCCATTAAAAATAAGAATATTTAGGTCAGGATTCTCTAACAGAATAGAAGATGCTGATATTATTGTGCTTGAAGATTTTTGGAGTCCTGGTAGAATTATTGATAATTATTATGATGCATTATCTCCAGCAGATATGGATTATATTGAACATTTACCTCAAGCTGCTTATGCAGACCAAATGGGTAATATAGATGAAAGAAGAGCCTTTATTAATGTTAATGATTTAAGTGGTACTACAGAAGAAGGTGTAGTAATTGATAGTTATGCATTATTTACAGGACCATCAGCTACTAATAATTACTATGATAATAGTGGTAATATTAAAGTACTTAGAGTATATTGGAAGTCTAAAAGAAAAATTAAAAAAGTAAAATTCTATGACCCTGAAACAGGTGAACCTGATTTTAAATTTTATCCTGAAACTTATACAATAGATAAAAATAAAGGAGAAGAAGAAAGTATTTATTGGATTAATGAAGCTTGGGAAGGTACTAAAATAGGACAACATATTTATTTGAATATGAGACCTAGATTAGTTCAGTATAATAGATTAAGTAATCCATCAAGATGTCACTTTGGAATAGTAGGAACATTATATAATTTAAATGATTCTAGACCATTCTCAATGGTTGATATGATGAAACCTTATAATTATATGTATGATGCTACTCATGATAGATTAAATAAAGCAATTGCTTCTAACTGGGGTAAAATACTTGAGTTAGATTTAGCATTAGTTCCTAAAGGATGGGATGTTGAGAAATGGTTATACTATGCTAAAATTAATCATATAGCTATTAAAGATAGTTTTAAAGAGGGTAATATTGGAATAGCTACAGGTAAGTTAGCAGGGTCAATGAATAATGCTTCTAAGGGAGTAATTGATGCTGAAACAGGTTCTTATATTCAACAACATATAAATCTACTTGAGTTTATTAAAATGGAAATGGCTGAAGTAGCAGGTATTTCTAAACAAAGAGAGGGACAAATAAGTAATAGAGAAACAGTTGGAGGAGTTGAAAGGTCTAATTTACAATCATCACACATAACTGAATGGTTATTCTTACAACATGATAATACTAAAAAAAGAAGTTTAGAGTGTTTTATAGAAACAGCTAAAGTAGCTATGAAAGGTAGAAGTAAGAAATTTCAATATATCTTACCTGATGCTTCTTATAGATTAATGGATATTGATGGTGATGAATTTGCTGAATGTGATTATGGTTGTGTTATAGATAATTCTAATGGTACAGCTGAATTAGCTTCTAAGTTAGATACATTAGCTCAAGCAGCATTACAGAATCAAACACTTGACTTCTCTACTATTATGAAGATATATACTACTACTTCATTAGCTGAGACTCAAAGAATTGTAGAAAAGAATGAACAAGCTATGCAAGAAAATAAACAAAAATCTGAGCAAGCTCAACAACAACATGAACAATCTATTGAGCAAATGAAGCAACAAAATATTATTAATAGTAATCAATTATTAGATTCAATGAATCAAAGAGATAATGAAACTAAAATAACAGTTGCTACTATAACTGCTAATGCTAAGAGTCAACAACAACAAACCCAAGAGGAAGATACTCAAGAATATGACCCAGTTGCACAAGCTAAATTGTTTGAAGATATGAAACAATTTAGTTTAGAACATGGATTAAAAATTGATGATTTACAATTTAAGAAGAAAGTTCATGCTGATAATATGGATATTAAAAAGCAAGACATTGCTATTAAGAGACAGAATGCTAATAAGAAAACTACTAAATAATAAATATAATGATTATAATTTTAAATTTAATTAAAGATTTTATATTAAAACATAAGAAAGTTTTAATAAGTACTATAGGTATATTAATAACTTTATTAACTATAGTAATAATGAAGTCTACTATTAATAAACTTGAGAAAGATTTAAATGCTTCTGTTATTAATAATAAGGCATATAGTAATGAAAACTCAACTCTTAAGAATAATACAAGAGTTTTCTTATTAACTATAGACCAATTAAATGATAGCAAAGATTCTTTAAATGTTTCTTTGAATGATACTAAGAAAGCTCTAAAAATTAAAGATAAAAATTTAATTGCTATGCAGAGTATTAAAGACCATTTTACTAAGAAAGATACTACTATTTTAAGAGATACTACTTTTGTTAAAGGTTTAGATATAGATACTATAATTGGAGATAAATTTTATACTCTTAATTTAAGATTACAATATCCTAATATCATAACTGACTCTATATCAATTGTAAATACTAAACAGATTTTTATATCAAGACAAAAAGAAACTATTAACCCTCCTAAAAAATTCTTTTTATTAAGATGGTTTCAGAAGAAACAAGAGGTTATAATAGTAAATATTAAAGATAGTAATCCTTATATCATAAAAGACCAAGATAGATTCATACAAATATTTAAATAAATAAAGATACATGACAACACTAATAGGAGGATTAATATCAGCACTTCTAATTATCCTAGGATATGTGGTAGGTATAAGAAAAAATGATTCAGAGGTTAGAAAAAATGATGCTGATACTGCTAAAAGTACAGCTGAAACTAAAAAGATAGAATTAGATACAAGAACAGAAGAAATAAAATTCTATGATACTTTATCTAAAACTATGACTGAACATAATAAAAGATTATTAATACAAAATGAAGAATTAATTAAAACTGTTCATAGGTTAGATGATAGGATTAAAGCTCTTGAAAATACTGTAGAGAAAATGACCTGTAATAATGCTCTTACTTGTGATAAAAAAATAAATATTAAGGCAAAATAATATGGATGATTTATTAGTAATATTTGATGTAGTTTCTGAGGGTAGTACTTTTCCAGGAGTAGAATTAGAAGTATATGAAGAAATAGCAGTAGAAGGGTCAGTTGACCCTACTCTTATTCCTGTTGATTTAACAGGAGCTTCTATTATTATGAACTGTGTTAAATCTAACATGGTTCATGCTATATATTCTACTGATAATGGTAAACTAGTTATTGGTACTACTGAAATAATTAATGGTGTTACTCAAAGTGTTACACATAAGATAATTATGCCTGAACATATACCCACTTTAACTCATGGTACATATGACTTTGACTTTAATATTACCTTAGCTAGTGGTGATAAAATCACTGGATTTGCTAAAGGACAATGGAAAATAACTAACCCTATAACTAAATTATAATGCAAACTTTCAGGATAATAGTTAACCAAACTACTCAATCCTATAATGTTGTTGTAAAAAATATCATAAGGTCTTATGTTATACAAGCAAATAGTATAAGATGGAAAAGTTTAGGAGAAAGGGGACCAGCTGGTAGAGATGGTAAGTCTGCTTTTGAACTTTCTCAAGATGCAGGATTTACTGGCTCTTTAGATGATTTTACTAAAGCACAAAAAGGAAAAGATGGATATACTCCTATAAAAGAAGTAGATTATTTTGATGGTAGTAGAGGTGTAGATGGTTATACTCCAATTAAAGGTAAAGACTATTTTGATGGACATACTCCAGTTAAAAATGTTGATTATTTTGATGGAAGAGATGGTAATACTCCTTATATACAAGATGGTAATTGGTGGATTAGTCAATTAGATACAGGTATTTCTGCTAATGGTATAGCAGGTATAAGTCCTAATATTGGGACTAATGGTAATTGGTTTATTGGTACTACAGATACTGGTGTATATGCACAAGGTCCTGCGGGTGACCCTACATTATTATTAGATGATACTCAAGTTAGTTTAACTAAAACTTATAGTTCTAGTTATATTAATAGTAACTATGAAAGAATTATAGGATTAGGTAATAGTAATCAATACTTTAATGGATTAAAACAATGGGTTAATTTTCCTACTATTCCTACTCAGTATACTGATACAATGGCTAGAGCTGCACAATATACAGCTAATGGTACAACAACAGGATTACTTACTTATACAGACTTTTTAGTTTTTAATGCTAAAGTTACATTTCCTGGATTTGGTACTAGTCATGTTACAGCAGCTTATGGTGACCATAGCCATAGTGGAATATATCAACCAGTTGGAAGTTACCTTACTTCATATACCGAGACTGACCCCATATTTACTGCTTGGAATAAGTCTACAGGAATTAGTATAACTAAATCACAAGTATTAGACTTCCCCACACAGTTATCCCAATTTACTAATAATTTAGGAAACTATGGGGGATATCTAACTAGTATTACCTCAAGTCAAATTACTACAGCTTTAGGTTTTACTCCATATAATGCTACCAATCCTAATAATTATATTAGTAGCATAACAAGTTCACAAATAACAAATGCACTAGGTAGTCAAACTGCTAATATGGTATATGCATCACCTAATGGAAGTGCAGGTAATCCATCATTCAGATATTTACAATCAGCTGATATACCAAGTGGAGTCAATGCATATATTTGGAATCAAACCTCTCAACAGTCAGCTACTATAAATGTAAGTGGTAGTGTAACAGGGACTGGTGGCTTATTTAAAAGTGACTATTATATGTCATCTCCAAATGGGGGATTATTTATAACATCTAATGGAGGTTTTACAGGAGCAATAACTATAACTCTACCTGCTTCAATAGGTGCTACTATGACAAGCATGTGGATAGATGTTTATAACTATGCTGCTGATACTAGCTTTTCTGTTCAAGTTGGTGGATATACCTATACTGGGAATACATGGGCTAATAGTCCATTTGCTATAGTATATGGTGCTGATTATACAGTTAGATTAGGTCATAATGGGACTAACTTTGTGATTTATATAGGTGAAACTTCTACAACATGGTCTTACCCACAAGTATCAGTAAGAGATATTATTTTAGGTTATGCAGCATCTACTACTAATTGGAAAAATAGTATAGGAGTATCATTTTCAACATCTTTTTTAAATGTTACTGCAACTTGTACAACAAAAGCATGGACAACTAAAAATTTTTCACCATCTAATTATTTACCTTTAACAGGTGGTTCATTAAGTGGTTCACTAAATATAACTGGTTCTAATTGGCTTAATATGACAACAGCAACTTACTCTAATGTTGCTATACTTACAGGAAATTGGGTAGGTGCAGGTATATGGGGTTTTGGAAATGAAAATGGACATATTTTAAAATTTGACCAAGTTTCAGGACAAGCATTTCAAGGGGCAAGCGATATAACTTTAAAATTAGGAACTAAAACAGTTATTGATAGTAGTTCTATTGGTGCACAATCAGTAAACTATGCATCTACAGCAGGCAGTGCAGGTTATGCAGGAAGTGCAAATGGTATTAGTCTAGGTACAGCTATAACAAACCTAAACACATTCTATACATCAAATGGTAATTCAATCCAATTTGCCCAATATGGAGTTGGGACTACTGGTATACCTACATTTAACAGTGCTGCATTCGATGGATTTGTTATGAATTTTAATTGGTATTCAACTAATGCTAATAGTTATGGCTCTCAAATTGCTTTTGGTAATGATAGTGCTAGTGGTCAAGAGGAGATTGCATTTAGAGGTCGCGATATAAATGGCAATCAAGGTACTTGGAAACAGATATTTCATAGTGGAAATATTGCTAGTTTACAAACAGCATTTGGTACTCCTTGGACATCAGCTGGTTATTTAGCAAGTTCTGCAGCAAGTTATGTTACAAATGGATATCAGAAACTTAGTAATGGATTCATAATACAATGGGGACAAGCAACAGCAAACAATACAGTTTATTTCCCAGTTGCATTTACTACAAGAGTATTCTATATAGGTGGTAGCAATATATCAAACAATAATACAGAAGCATTCTCTATAACTAGTTTAACCCTATCTAGTTTCTACTTTAATGAGTATGGAAAGACAAATACTGGTAACTGGTTAGCTATGGGATATTAATATAGTGATAAATACATATACATATTCAGTTTAGTATTAATAAAATAATAAATAGCTTGTATATATAAAATATTTTTCTTATATTTGTATATTAATTTAATAAAATAATAAAAAAAGATTATGGAAATTACAAAAACAAATGAAACTACTACTACAGAAGCTAATGTAATTATAGGTAGTATTATTTATACTTTTAACTATGTATCAAAGGATTCTAAAGTTCTAAGTTTAAATGGAAATGCAGTTATAGATAGTAAAAATATAGCTACTTTTAATGTATATCCTTCAGGGATTACATCTAATAGTAATATTAATTTTTCTGCTGATTGTACTATTGATAATAAAAAATTAATAGTAGGAGATGTAGATGATATCTATACTACAATAAGTAAATAATTAATTAATTTTAAAAAGGGGAGATGAAAAATTACAAAGTAAAAATGCTATTTGAAGGAGTATCAGAACTATTAAACTATTGTTATAAACAAAACATTAAAAATATAGTTCTTACTACTAGATTGAATCAAAATTTAATTCTTTTAAAAGATGCTACAGAAATCATAGATAAATGTGTATCTCAAGAATTAAAAGACTTGGAAAAGAAAGCTTGGGAAGCTTTAGAATTAAAGAAAAAAGAAATGATTGAAGCAAAAGAATCAATTGATAATCTTAATTTCTTTGATGCTCTTAAATTACTATCTGAGGAAGAAAGAGAGAAACATACAGAGTTAATGAAAGAGTATGAGAAAGATATGGATAAAGAATATGTGATTAAACTTATTCTTATTGATGTTGAAGATTTAAAAAATACATCAATTGACCCAAGATACTCACCTTTATTAGCTGAATTAATAACAAAATAATATGGAACTATTAGTTAAAAGAATATATTTAGCTCCTGATTATACTATAGGTAAACTTAGTATAAATGGAGTTTATTTCTGTGATACCTTAGAAGATACTAACAGAGATATTAATAAAGATGGTAAGTTTGATAATAATGAAGCTAAAGTATTTAGTAAAACATGTATTCCTTTTGGAAAATATGAAGTAACTATGACTTACTCTAATCATTTTAAAAGAGTATTACCTTTACTTATTAATGTACCTTCCTTTGCAGGAGTTAGAATACATTCAGGTAATGATGTTGAAGATACAGAAGGTTGTATTTTAGTAGGTAATAATACTGCAAAAGGTAAGTTAACTACATCAAGAGTTGCTTCAGATAAGTTAAATCAATTAATAACAGAAGCTATTAAGACTGAGAAAGTTTTTATAACTTTAGAGTAAAATTAGTATTATAAATAATTTCAAAGTATAAGTAAAAAACTTAATGATTTGCATATATTAAGTTTTTTACATATCTTTGTTTAATAAATTAAAAAGGGAGAACAATTTATGCCAGGATTTGATAAAATTGATGAATTAGATATTGAAAATATCTTTATGGATGAAACTGAATTAGGGTTTGAAGATAAAGATAAAGTAGATAATTCTGATGAAGATAAAGATAAAAAGATAGAAACTAATGAGGTGGATGAGAATAATTTATTCCCAACATCAGAGAGCGTAGTTAGTGAAGATAAAGACAACAAGGACAAGGAGGACACCAATCTTGAGAAAGATAAAGATAAACAAAGTGCTTCTCCCAACACCTACTCTTCTCTTGCTAAAGCTTTAAAAGATGAAGGTGTCCTACCTGACCTTGATGATGATTTCTTAAAGACAGTTACTGATGCTGAAACTTTTGTTACAGCTATGGAGAAGCAAGTAGAGTCTAAACTAGAAGAATCACAAAAAAGAATTAAAGATGCTCTTGATAGTGGAGTAGAAACCTCAGAGATTAAATATTTTGAGAATACTATTAGTTATTTAAATGGTTTAACTGAAGAGTTTATTTCTGAAGAAACTGAGCAAGCTACTAAACTTAGAGGACAATTAATATTTCAAGATTATATTAATAAAGGATTCTCAGAAGAAAGAGCACAAAAGCAAGTAAATAAATCAATAGCTTCAGGTTCTGATATTGAAGATGCTTTAGAAGCATTAGTAAGTAATAAAGAACATTTTGTTGGTAAGTATGAAGATACTATTAAAGCAGCTAGAACTGAAGTAGAAAATGAAAAGAAAGCTATTAAAAAAGAAGCTGCTGAGCTAGAAAAAAAGATATTAGAAACAGAGAAGCCTTTCTCTGATATAGTACTTAATAAAGATACAAGAAAGAGAATATTTGATAATGCTAGTAAACCTATTTTTAAAGATGAAGAAGGTAATTACTATACAGCTATTCAAAAGTATCAAAAAGAAAATAAATCTGATTTCCTTCATAAAGTAGCTGTTATTTTTACCCTTACTGATGGGTTTAAAAATATGGATAACTTAATTAAAGGTGCTGTTAAAGCTGAGAATAGAAAGAGTATGAAAGAATTTGAGCATACTCTTATCAATAATAGCAGTTTATCTAATGGTAACTTAGAGTTTGTAGGAGGTATTGAAGATAAAGAGAAACATATAGGTCTAAGATTAGACGTATAATAATAAAGTATTTTATAAACAAGATTAAAAAAATTAATAAGAAATGGCACAATTAGGAAGATTCCAAACTTACGGTTTCAGCCACTGGAAAGGTCTTACTAAAGACAATCACTTAGGAGCTATATTCCAAAGAGCACCACAGAAAGCAACTAACTTAATGGTTCAGTTGTTAGCATTACAAAGAGGTAAATCTCTTGAAACTTATCTTTCTCAATTCCCTATTAAGGAATTTGATACAGATGAGGAATATACTTGGGATGTTATTGGTAGCTCAAGAAGAAATATTCCTTTAGTAGAAGCTAGAGACCAAAATGGTAATGTTATCACTTCAGGTAATGCTGGTGTTGCAGGTGAACCTTTTTACTTAGTATTTAACGAGGATTGGTTTGCTGATGGTAATGTTATTGTAGGGGAAAAGAATGAAGTTTACCCATTGAGATTGCTTGCTGAAGGTAAAGCAGAAGGTTCTAATACAGTCTATAAGGTTGAACTTATGGGTGGAGTTATGACTGGTATGCCTTTTGATGAGTTAACCTTAGGTAAAAGATTTAGTGTTGAATACTCTCCAGTAGAAAGAGAAATGTCAAGAGGTGTAGGTGATGTAAGATTCAGCTCTCCAATTGCAATGAGAAATGAATGGTCTCAAATTAGAATCAAACATAAAGTTCCTGGTTCTATGTTGAACAAAAAATTAGCTATTGGTATACCTTTCTTAGATGAAAGTGGTAAGAAAGTAGTTGATAATATGTGGATGCACCACGTAGATTACCAAGTAGAAACAACTTTTTCTGAGGAAAAAAATAATGTTACTATGTATGGTAGAAGTAATAGAAATAGAAATGGTGAATATTTGAACTTTGGTAAATCAGGTAATGTTATTAAACAAGGTGCTGGTTTAAGAGAACAAATGGAAGTATCTAATGTTATCTATTACAATAGATTCAGTTTAAAATTAATTGAAGATGCTTTATATCAATTATCTTCTTCAAAATTAGCTTTAAATGACCGTGTATTCATTATGAAAACAGGGGAAAGAGGTGCTGCTCAATTTAGTAAAGTAGTATTAAATGAAGTATCAGGATGGACTGCATTCAAAATTAATGCTGATGCATTAGGAATGATTCAGAAAGTTCAATCACCTTTACATCAAAATGCTTTAGCTGCTGGGTTCCAGTTCACTGAATTTAGAGCACCTAATGGGGTTACTGTAAAAGTAGAAGTTGATTCATTATATGATGATGAAATTAGAAATAAAATTCAACATCCTGATGGAGGTCCAGCTGAATCATATAGATATGATATTCTTTATATTGGGTCTACTGACCAACCTAATATTCAGTTAGCTAGAATTAAAGGTCAAAATGATATTAGAGGTTATATTTGGGGTTTAAGAAATCCTTTTACTGGTGAAGTAAATAACTTTAATATGGCTCATGATGAAGATTCTGCTGTTATCCATAAAATGTGGACTGGTGGTGTATTTATCTTAGATGCTACAAGAACAATATCATTGATACCATCTATTCTTAGATAAAAAAATTAATTAGTAGGGGATTAATACTCCCCTACTTTTTATAAAAAAATAAAAAACAAAATGGGAGAGGGAGAAAAAACAAAAAAGATTTAGATTTAGATTTAGATTTAAATGAAA